CAGGCCGCGAACCACTCGTTAGTGCCTGCGAGGCATTCTTGCGCGTCCTCCAACGCCTTTCTTGCCTGTGCGAGTGCTTGGGTCATGGCTTCACCTCCCCACCGCGCGGCATGAAGATGAAGTGGTCGGAATCGTCAGGGTGCGGCGTCTTCGGGCCAAGAACTTGCAAGTCGGCGCGGAACTCGATGTCCCATTCGTGCGGTAGCTCTGTGATCGTCGCCATGTCGTGCCGGATTAGGAAGTCTGCAAGATGCTGACGTAGATCGACCCTCACGACTTCCTTGCGATGGTCTTGTTCGCGATCCGTCATGCGGTGCAGTTCCATCTTCGAAATCCGCGAAGACACCGTCGCCGTTCGGATGCGGTCCTTGTGGACCAACATGCAGTCGTGCTTTCGGGCTTCCGCGCGCAGTTCGTCCAGTGTCACCTTCAATCTCCTTCGTGATTTGCGCCTGTCGGCCACATTGTATAGAGTGGGCGGCTGTCCAGATCGTCGCCCACACGAACGCGAATTACGCGTTGGATGTGGCGATCATGGACGCCAGCACCGGATCGGTTCTGACGATCCATATGACCAGGGCGATCAGGCCCCACGCCAAAGCGACGAGCAGACTGGCGCCGGTGCACAGCAGCACCGTCAGCAACAGACTTCCGAGAGCGCGCTTGGTGCCGGGAGAAACGGGAATTGGCTGCATGATCATCGGTCGTCTCCTAGTCGAACAGGCCAAGCTCCGGCTCGGCCGCGGTTGCTGTTTCAGGGAAAGCCCGCGCCAGGGCCTCGGCTTCGGTGGCGCCGTAGAACGTGAAGATCGTCCCGTCCGGCGCGTGTATCTCGAGCGTCAGGGGTTTGCCCGGTTCCATCGCGTAGACGCAGAAACCGAGATGCGGGAATGCCTGGCGGGCTTCGTCGAGGGTCATGCACGCAACGCTTTCAGTTCGGCTGCAAGCGCATCGGCTCGGGCGTTCGCGGCGGCCGCGCGCTTGTCCATCTGCCGCAGCCGCCCCGACAGGATGCCGGCGACGGATCGCATGTCGTGGTGCGATAAGGCGTTGATGTAGCGAGCCGCGAAGGTGGCGTCCTCGACCGACAATGAGCGGCGGTTCCAATCTGCGACTGGCCCATAAACTTGCGCTCTGCACGCACGGCATTCGGTGTAATCCGCGCCGTTGTCGTCGCAGCCGTAGTCTGCCTCGCTGCCGCAGAACGGGCAGGGCAACAACGTCATCGTTCCGTCTCCTTCTTGATCTGCCGCACCAGCGCGGTCATTGCGCGCTTCAGCGCGGCGACCAGCATCTCGCCGACCAGGTCGTCTTCGTCGGTCTCGGCGTTCATGTCGTCCTCTGGCGCAGCGCGCTCATGGTTTCCAGGAAGTCGAGGATAGCGGTCGTCTCGGTGCCGAGCGGAGTTCCGGCGCGGGTCGCCGTCCAATGCGCGCGGGCTTCCGCCATCGTGTCGAACACGCGGCATCCAGCGTGGACCGACCCGGTTTTACCCATGACGAACTGGTAGCCGTCCGACCGGAAAGGCCCGACAACAACCGGCTCGGAGGCTCGGCGGATACGCGAGCAGTACGAGCAGTCCGAGCAGCACGAGCAGCACGAGCAGTACGAGCAGTACGAGCAGTCCGAGCAGTACGAGCAGTACGAGCAGTACGAGCAGCGCGAGCAGTTGGTGCAATTCCGGCAATTTTTCAGGCTGTCGAGCGCTGCTTTTGCAGCTGCTTTGGTCCCAAAACATTCAACCGAACATCTGTTCCCGTTGTCGTCGGTGACCCACGTCGTCATTTGGTAGTCCTCATTCGAACAGGCTGGCGGGTTCATCCGCAGCCAGGTTGACGTTCATCGCGTTGGCCAGCACCGAGACGATCACTTCGGACTTCAGCACCTTGTCGGCCTTTGCTTTCCGCCGCAGCGCGTCGTCCAGCTTCTCGGGGATGCGCAGTGATTGCCGGCGCATTTCCTGACCGTATTTCCTGCTGGCTGGCATGGGTTCTCCAAGGTGGGTTTGTGCCGGTCCCGCCTGTTGAGCGGGACTGGTTGGGAGGCGGATGCGCGCCCCGCGCTGCGGTCTACATGGGGTTTCCTCCGTGATGTTTTGGCCGATGGAGGAAATGTATGTCGGTTCGTGTCGGGTTGTCAAATGCTATTTTTGACAAATTTGACGGTCAGTCCTTGCGGTATCTTTTGCCGCGCCAACCGCCTGCCGTGAGCGGCATCCCGTCCGCCCAATCGGGCAGCTCGCAGATCAGCTTCTCGAACGATTTCAGGTCGCCCCATCCGCGCGGAACCTCGGCGACGATCTCGTCGTAGATGGTTCCGACGATCGGGTAGCCGGCGCCTTCGGCCTTCCACATGCCGTTGACCAGCAGATCGCGCGCAACGGCCTGGGTGTCGTTCTCGGCCGCGAGCCCGCCATACAGGAACTCCCGGCACATCTTGCCGTCCTTGCCGACGCCAAGGATCGTGATGGCCGGCGAAGTCGCACCGTCGATGCGGACGAGACCCCGCAACGCCAGCTTCTCAGCTTCCGCCCGGTCCATGACTTCGGCATCGGCCCATCCGTCGTCGGTCTTCGCGGCGGCCCACACCTGGTCGCGCAGCTTCGGCGATGCGTAGGCGAGACACCGTCCTGACGGGAGCCGGCACCACAGGTAGCCAAGCTTGACGACGTAGTCGAACTTCAGTGTCGAGACGGTCGTGCCGGGGTTGCGAATCGCCTCGCGCATGGCGTCTTCGCGCAGATGCCATCCCTTTGCGATGGCCGGGTTCGACGCGCGCCAGCCGACCTTGATCAGTTCGCAGGCCAGCCAGGCTTCGCGCGAGAGCACGTCGGCCTTTTCTTTCCTGGCCTTCAGCCGCGATTCGTAGCGCTTGACCGCCTTTGCCCGCCGTTCTTCGTCGGCGGTCTCCCACACCGGCGCGAACAGCGGATCCAGCTTGACGCCATAGTTCAGCGACATGGAGTGGAAGGCCGCGACCCCGCCGCCGAAGCCAAGCGCTAGCTCGCTTACCTTGCCGACGGCCTGACGCGCCCAATGCTTCTTCGTCACCGTCTCGACGGACAGGTTCAGGATGTTGGCCGCCGTGCGCCGATACATGTCCGGCAGCGACGGGTCGGCGATGATGTCGTGCAGCGCCCGCACCTTCCAGTCCTCGCCGGACGACCAGGCGATGACCGCGCCTTCGATGCCGGAGTAGTCGGCCTGCATGAACTCATGGCCCGGCGCGGCCCACAGGAACCCGCGGATGGCATCGGATATGAGGTTCAAAGGGCGGCCGAGCGGCAGGCCGTAGAGCAGCTTCAGCAGATCCGGCTCTTCGGACCGGATCGCATCAAACAGGACCGACGTGTCGAGATGCGCGTCGTCGTATTCGCGCCTTGGCCTGGGCATGTTGTTCTTGTTGATGCCGACGGACTGCGTGCGGCCCGTCGAGGCGGCGTGGTAGATGTCGGTGCCGCGCACCCGCCCGTCGGCGCTGGCGCGGTCCAGGAACGCCTGCAGCTTCGACACGCTGGACTTGGCGCCTTCCTGCCGGATCTCGATCGCGCGTCGCACGTTGGCGGGCAGATCGTCCAGCAACAGCAGGCTCTCGATCTCCGCCTTCTGCGCGCTGTCCATCGCCACGCCCTGCGACTGGACCCACTCGACCAGCTTGCCCGGCTGCGTGACGCCGCCGACATAACCGTTTGTGCATACCCGCATCTCGCGGTCCAGCAGCTTCTTGGCCTTCTCGGCGAGCGCCAGCGCGGCCCGGCACGATCGACGATCGATGCGGATGCCGCGGTCGTTGATGATCTCGGTCAGCGTGTAGACGCGCTGCTCGTCGGCGGAGAGTGAGACCATGCGCCGGTCGGCGGCGGCCTCGGTGCGGACGTCGTCGTCACAATAGTCGTGAAAGCGCTCGAACTTCTCCGGGTGATCGGCGGGCTCGTGGAAGTAGAGGCCGTTCGGGTCTTCGTCCTTGCGCGGCCGGCGCGGCATGCAGAAGAACCGGATCAGCGCCGAACCCTCCTTGTCCTTCTGGACGGGCAGATCGAGCGCGGTTCCGAGATCGGCGAGCGAGCGTGGCAGGGCCATCGCCGCGGCGGTCGCGGCGGTGCAGCGAAACCGCTCCGTCGTCACGTCCGGCCAGCCGTAGCGTGGCGTCAGGATCATCTGCCATAGCTGGCGTTCGAACGAGGCATTGTGCGCCGAGATCATGCCGCCGGCAGCGACGTAGGCCACGATGTCAGGCGGGCACGGCTGCGGCGGTCGCCAGCGCCGGACCGGCCCGCCGTCGATCGAATACGACGCCATCAGCGGTTCGGTCGTCGGCGACGAGAAGTAATTGTGCGAGCCGCGCTTCTTCAGCTCGACGGCGCTGCGGGTCTCGAAGTCGATTTCCAGGGTCATTCGAACAGCCCCGGCTCATATTCGCGGTTGATGAACAGCGGGCCGTCGCAATGGTCTTGTGTGAAACAGTGCCACGCTACGTTGTCCTTTCCAGTCATCGTCGTTCCTTCGATCCAGATCAGGCGCCCGACTGAGACAATGAACTTGCAAGCCGGCAGGAACGGCCGCGCCTGCTGCGTGTGCGCCCAATCCGCATCGAACAGCAGCCAGGTCTCGGCGATCGTTTGAAAGTGCAGGATCATCGGGTGCAGAATGGCGCGGGTCCACGGTGGGTTCGTGATGATCAGATCGGCACCGCCAAACTCACGCTCGACGAGCGCGTCGTGCCCCGAAGCTATGTCGTTTGCGTAGGCGCACCGATAGCCGAATGATTCGAGCTGGCGGGCCAGCACGCCATCGCCGGCGCACGGCTCCGCGAAGGTCCGAGCGTGGCGAATGTGTGGCAGCAGCCGCCGGACCGCGCGCGGGTCAATCGTCGGGTAGTCGTCAAGCGGGCGCCGCTTGAACGACGATCGCTTGCTCATTCAAATAACCCCGGCGCTTGAGTGCCGTCGAGAACAAAGCAGGCGATATGGCGACCGGTCCCTTTGCCTTGCGATCCGTCTTCGGTCGCCAACCAGCGCACGTCACCGAGGTTGGAGACTTTCGCACCGGCGGCGAGCAGCATCAGAACCCACTTGTCGATCGGGTAGACCAGGACGACGCGCTTGCCCTTCTCCGCTTCCGCGATGGCTTTGCGCGCCCAAGCGGTCGGGCCTTTTTTCTTGCCCTCGTGCATGATCGACCCAAACGGAGGATTGACGTAGTTCGACCGGCCCCAATCGGACGTCAGGCCGTCGAACTCGTCGGGCTTCGGGAACGGACAGGGGTCGAAATCGAACTCGTATTGAGCGTCGAGCGCGGCGTATACGTCGGGCGGCGTCAGCCAATAGTGCTTGCCGTCATCGCCGTTGCCGACGTGGAATTTGTTCTCGTCGGGCGCCTTGCTCACCGGTGGTCCCTCTTGCGCTTCTTGGCCTGCCAGGGGAACTCGCCGCCCCGCAGGTGCGTCCGGTTCTTCGCTTCGCGGTCGTTGGCATAGATCGATTCCCGCCGGGGCTTGTCCGGCGTGACCGTGATCAGCCGCGGCCCGTCGAAGACGAACCAGACGCCGTCGACCGGAGCGTGCTTGACGCAGGCGTCGGCGTAGGGCTGCGCGATCTCGGCCAGCGCCGCGCGCAGTTCTTCCATGTCGATCCCGCGCGCCCGCTCCAGCCAGCGCACTAGGGCATGATCCGTAATCGTGACGGTTCGCGCCATCACGCCACCGCGGCGTTCAGCGCATCGACGATCGCTTCGGCGTCGGCCCGCTTGCTGCACGAGCACATGGCGTTCAGCCAGGTCGGCTCGGTGCCGCGCAGCCGGTCGTAGACGAAATAGCAGGAGCGATAGTCCGACCACTCGTAGGCATAGCGTTTCATTCGAAAAGCCCTCCGGTCGTGTCGACGCTGATTGGCGCGGGCCGCCCTTTTGCGAGAGCGGCGGCGAGGCACGCCACCTGGAATTTCGCGTCGTCGAGGGCGTCGTGGTGGACGCCGACCCGCTTCATGTCGCGCACGTCAAGATCGAACAGGTGGATCACCGTTCGCATGTCGCGGACGTTCCAGAATTTCCACGGCGCCGAGACGCCGACCTTGCGGCAGGCGCACTCCCACAGGACGACATCGAAGGTCGAACCGTTGCCCCACACGAACTCGGCCCCGCAGGACAAGAACCAGGAGCCGAACCGGCTCACCGTCTCGGTGATCGGCTTGCGGTCCGTCATGACGCGGTCCTGCGCTTCTTTGCTTTGCTGCGCCCACCACTGATGCGTAGCCGGGTCTTCAACCAGGCCGATTTCGCGACACGACGCGGCGGTGATGTTCTGGCGGAATGTCTTCCCGATGCTGCCATCGAGTTCAAATTCGACGGCCCCAACAGAGATGATGGCGGAGCCGGGGATTGTCCCTAGCGTCTCTAAATCGAGCATGACGTGTTTCATTCGAAAAGCCCCATATATTCCGGCGCGGCACGCAGCGGCCCGGCCGCTCCCGGCAGCAGGCCGAGCACCTTGTTGATAGCAGTGAGCGGATCGGCCGCCATCTCGCACCGCCAGGACGTCCCGTCGGTGGAGAAGCTGGCCTGATAGCCCGATGATGCCGGAAAGACCGACAGTCTGATGCGGCCCGCGCGGGCCGCATCGGTGATGGCGTCGTCGAGGGTCAAAGCAGACCCTCCTTTTCCAGCCACCAGTCGGCGACGATCAGATCGGTGTCGCCGACAGAAAGGCTGTCACCTTCGAGGCAGACGGAGCGCGGAACCCACACTTCGGCGTCCTCGTAGACGATCAGCACCGCGCGATCGGTGGCCCGGATGATCTCGGCTTCGATCGTTGTCTGCGCGAAGCGGGTCATGGCCGGCGATCGATGGCTCGGCGGCCGGGCAGCGGGTCTCCGAAGAGACGCGCCGTCAGGCTGCGGGTGTCGGACGGAATGTCGTCCATCAGCCGGCGCGCATCGGCGTCGACACGTTTGCCGCCCCCGCCGGCGATGCCCTGCCGTCCGCTGAGACCCGCCGAACGGAGACCGTCGGCGTAGTCGCGCATGATGTCCGGTCGGTTCCCGAGCCGGCTCATGAGAAGATACTCATGCCGAGCGCCTCGCCGTAGAGGCGCAGAATCGCCATTTCCTCTTCGCGTTCGGCGGCGTCCTTCTTGCGGAGCCGGATGATTGCCCGGAGCGCCTTCGTGTCGTAGCCGACCGCCTTGGCCTCCGCGAAGACGTCCTTGGTGTCGTCGGCGATGGTCTTCTTCTCTTCCTCGAGCCGTTCGACGCGCTCGATGAACGCGCGGAGCTGGTCGGCGGCGACGCGGAAGGAATTGTCGCCGCCCTTGATGTCTGCCTGGTCGGTCATGGTCGCCTCACAGATCGCGTTCGAGGCGCGACAGCACGGTTTCGATGCGGTCGATCTGCGCCGCGATCTCGTAGTTCAGCCGCTGCGCTTCGCCAAGGAAGCCGGGTTCGCCTGACAACGTCATGCTGCTGTTGCCGGCGGATGCCTTCTCCGGCTGAGAGCCGAGGAAACGGTCAGCGAATGTCTCGGCGCGCTTTGCGATGCTCGCTGCGGTGGAAGCGATCTCGTTGAGCGATCCGAGCAGATGCCCGCCGCGCGTCTGAGTTGCTGCGCTTGCCGACGACGTTCCGGGGTTGAAGTCTCTAAAATCTTTCACGGTTGTTCTCCATTCAGGGGTTCGCGGTGTCGAACCATCCGACACCGCGTTATGCGACTTTTGACAATCAGCCGAAAAGGCCGCCGGCTCCGGCGCCGGTCTTCGTCTCCGAGGGCGCGTCGCCCGCGTCTTCGATCTTCTCGTGCCACTTCTCCGGGTCCAACTGACCGCTGCCGCCGATGCGCTCGTCGTCCTGGGTCTTCTGGAAGTAGGAGATGCCGAACGACACGCCGTCGCCGTTCTGCGGGTTGTTCCACGCGAAGGCGTTGATCACGCCGAACCCGCGGCAACCGGAGTAGACCTCGTCCTCGGTGGCCGGAATGTTCGGGTTCTTGTAGCGCACGACCGGCGGGCGGTCCTCGTTGGCCTGCGTGCGGATGAAGAACACGTCCGACCCCATGCCGGCGTGCAGTTCGCCCGTCGTCTTGTTGCGCGCCTCCTTGCCGTCGCCGGCCAGGAAGGGCGACTTGATCAGGCCGGCTTTCGCCCGCTCGATGCCCTTCTCGCCCCACTGCTCGACGATCACCTTGGCGACTTCCTTTTCGAGCGCCGCCCGGTGCTCCTTCGAGAAGATCAGCGTGCAGCCGTATTTCGGCTTGGCGCCGTCGGCCGCCGCGCGAGCCTTGAACAGGTTCTGCGCGAATGAGAGCCGGCAGGGAGGGGTCTTGAAGTCCTCGCTGCGGGCGAATTTCTGCTTGGAAGCCATATCCGTTTCTCCGTTTCAGGTTTCAAAGAACCGCTCGGCGACGCTCTTCGCAGCCGGGCGGGTGGTCTTGTCTGACCGGACAAGATTCGTTCCGGTCACTGGCCTTGTCGTGAAAGGCTCGATCAGAGCCTTCCGCTTCGCCCCGAGCAGCTTGTCAGCAACTGCCGGGGTGATCGGTTTCTTCGCGTAGAACTTGTCCTCGTCGAAGCCGGCCCCGACGATCACGGCTTTCGCCTTTTCCTCGTCAGTCCATTTGCGGTGGCCGATCTTGTCGGCGAGGTAGTATTCCTCGCCGTCGGGCGTCGGCAGCTTGACGCCGCTTTCGGCCAAGGCGTGCGCCAGCGCGCGGCGGGCGGAGATCCACCCTTCCAGCATGTCAAGCATGTCCAGATCACGGGCTAGCGCTTCGGGCGACTGGTCCAGCGCGGCGTTGCCGATCTGCGGCTGGTCCATGTCGTCGAACCAGATTTTTGCCACTGACAAAGCGTCACGCTTCAACGCCGGGCAGGAACCCTCGACCGGGCAGAACGTGCATTTTCCCGGCCGGAGCCATTTGTCCCGCCAGTCGTCCAGAAGAACGGTGTTCGCGCCGGCGGCGTCGAACTCGTCGATGGCCTGCTTCGACCGCTGCATGGCCTCCAGCAGGGCCGCGGTCCACTCGACCAGTTCGGCCACCGTGAAGGTCTCCGAGCGGATCCGGCCGTCCTTGTGCGGCGCCCGGGGCTGGACGATCGTCACCGTCACGGTGTCGACGTCCAGTTCAGGGTGCGCCAGCAGCGCGCCGAGCCCGTATGTGCGGAGCTGCGGGTTGTCCTTGACGTCGACGACGCCCATGCCGTTCTTCAGGTCGATGACGATCAGCGCCTTGCCGTAGGGCGCGTAGATGACCGCGTCGGCCGTTCCGCCGGCGTCGAATGGCGTGCCGAGCGACGAGAGCGAAAACCGCTCTTCGATAAACAGACGCGCGCCTGCGTCGGAATCGCCGTTGAAGCTGACCGTCGACATGACGTAGTCGACATATTCCTGCGCCGAGTTCGCCATCTCTTCCGTGACGGGCACCTTGCGGCCCTTCACGTCCTCGATGGTGTCGACGAACGTGTCGGCCTCGACGCCGGTCCGCAGACACTTCTCGGCGATCTGGTGGACCGCCGTGCCCGTGTCGGCATGGATCGAGGACTTCTCCGGCGCGAAGCGGGTGAGCGCCAGCGCGCCGGGGCAATGGACGTTCCTGGCCGTGGCGGACGCGGACCAAGTCGCGTGATCGCGTGCGCCGTGGTCAGCCATTAGACTGCTCCGTGGCGACTACACGAATCTCGCGCAGAAAGTCATAACCGCATTCGATCTCGACTCTTGCACGATCGTCGACGCCGAGATGCGCGCGCATGATCGCTTCGACCGCATCGCTGTCGAACACCCACGTCGTCGTTTTGACGACGTTCACTTCGATCTTCGGGTCAGCCATTGGACGGCTCCACCGGCTTGCGCTTCTCCCGAACCTGGTTGCGCCAGTTGTGGACCGCGTGGGAGCAGCCCGAAACCGTCTCCCACTCGGCGTCGATGAAATCGGCGAGTTTGCTCGCTTCGACTTCCACGCCGAGCTTCTCCTTGATCTTGTTGGCGAGCATGAACGCGGCGAGCGCGTCGACCGGCGCGGCAATGCCCATCACGACACCGCCTTCCGGCCGAATGCTTCAGGCGCCTGGGTCAGGGCGGACTTCCACCACTTGACCGCCTTCGCCAAGCTCTCGCCGTCCGTCGGCACGACCGACAGCACCCACTTCGTCGCGGGCTTGCCGGCCGACGTGACCAGACCGTCCGGGATCTTGCCGAGCGCGCTTTCGAAGATGCGCGGGCCGTCCTGCTCGGCCGCTTCGGCGCCGTAGCGAGCGACGTAGTCCTTCATCAGCCCGATCAGGTCGTCGCGCGTGACCGGCTTCTCGGCCGCCGCTGCCGGTTTGTCAGACGCCTGTTCGACAGGTTTTGACACTTCGGGCGTGGCTGCGCCGTTGATCTTCGCGATAGCAGCCTCCAGTTCGGCTTCCGGGACTTCGATCATTGGGCGTCCGATCAGCCCACCCTCCTTGAAGAGCTCAATAGCCGCAGGCCAGCCGTGCTTCTTCTGATAGGCACCGACTGCCGCCTGTAGATCCTGGTGCGTCAGCTTGCCCGGCTCGCGCTTGGCGTCCTGCTCGGCCTTCTCGTCGGCGGCGTCTTGGGCGGCGTCCTCCGGCGTGTCGTCCGGGCCGATGCGGTTCCCGCCGGTGGAGATGGCGAGTTCGGACGCGGTGAACCCCGCAGCCGTGAGCGCATCGCCCACAGGGTCGACGGCTGCGATATTAGCGGCTGCGGCGGCCTCGTCTTCGGCAATCTCCGCCTTGGTCCGGCGAGCCTTGCCAGGCGACGGTTCGCCTCGCTTGCGGGCCGGCGCGGCCTGCTGCGCCAATCCGCTCGTCAGCGGCGCGTCAGCCGAGTTGTTCGTTGCTGCGGCGGCTAGTGCTTCACCATAGGGCGTCAGCGGGGACGTGTTGTCTTCGACGTGCGTGTCGAGGATGACGCGGCCCTTATGGCTGACCTGGTAGTAGCCGAGCGCAGACATGGCCTGTTCGATCTGGACGCCCATGTCGCCCCGGTCGGGGTGTGCTTCGATTTCAATCTTGATCGTCACGTTAGAACCTCTCTGATTGCAGTCCACAGTCGCATCAGCGAAGCCTGCAACGCCTCGTCGATGGATCCCTGAAGCGTGCAGACCTTCACGATGGCCTGCCGCTTCTGCGAATGGTTGGTGATGCGCAGCGACATCTGTTTCATGCTGCGGGGTGAAAACGACGTTTCGACGAACCACAGCACCGCCGCGGCCGACAGGTCGATCGCCTCGCCCGCCGCCTCGATCTGGCCGAGGAACACGCGCGGGCCTTTCGGGTCGGCGAATGCGTCGACGTTCTTTTGCCGTTGTTCCGCCGGCGTCGAGCCGTCCACACCGGTTACGCCGAATCCGCGCAGCCCCTGTAGAAGGTGCGCGCCGACGTCCTTGTGCCAGTAGGCCAGCACAATCTTGTCGAGCCCGCATTCGAACTCGTCGGCGACGGCATCCACGACGTAGCGGGCCTTGATCTCGCCCGTCAGGCGGCGCAGCGGGCCAAGGTGCATCTCGAGCGCCTTCGTGTCGCCGGCAGCAGCCGCGGCCATCACGCGGTCACGATCAAGCGCACTTTCGGCCTTCAGTTCGGACGGCTTCACAGCGAGGGGCAGCAAGTCGTAGATCGGCGGGCGGATGCCGACGTCTTCCTGGGTCCGCCGAAGCACGAAGCCCTCGATCCGCGCTTTCAATTCAGGAAGGTTCCGCCCGCCGATCACCACGGGGATGCGGTTGAAGTTGGAAATCTTCTTCATCCGCACCACGCAGTAGCGGTGCAAAAAGTCGTTGTAGCGCGTCACGTCCGGCCAGTCGCGCGCCGGATCGGCCTTCAGGCGGTCAGGCGCGAGCGCCCGCAGCCGCGGATACATGTCGGCGGGGCTGTGCGGCAACGGCGTACCCGTCAGCGGCCAGACCCGGTCCGCGCAGGCATAGAGCGCCCGGATGTTCTGCAGGTGCGCTCCGCCGTCGAGCAACTGGCCGTAGAGGGCCTGCGTGCGCTTGGCTTCGAAGTTCTTGGCGAAGTGGTCCTCGTCGGAGATGATCAGATCCCACCGCCGCGACAGCAGCGCCGCCATGACCGTCGCGTTCGGCAGCGAGGGCCAGCCGACGATGACGACGTCCGTGTCGCGCACGGCTGGCGCGGCGATCGAGACGGTCCTGTCGAACACCGACCAGTCGGCGAAGCCGCGCAGCCAGACGCCGCGACCGCTGGCCGTCGTGATGACCAGGATCGACTGCGCCATGACGTAGTCGGCCGCGATGATGGCGGTCCCGGTCTTCCCAACCCTGGGCTCGTCTGCGAGCAGCGCATACTGATTGGCGGCGAGAAAGCTCGCCCCGCTCAATTGCGTGGGGAATGGCGTCATGGTCGTCAAGGGGTGGCGCTCCGGCCCTGCTGTTCAATCTGTCAAATCAGTCGGTATGCAGCTTTTGACAAGCGACATACAAAGTCAACCCTGTTTCGCCAGGGCCTCTGCGATTCTTCCGATAGCGCTGGCCGCTGCGTGTCGCGGGATCACGTAAACTTCGGTGCGTCCGTCAACGACGATGTTCAGCCGCAGCATCCCGTTCGTTGGAGCGGCCGTGATCAAGTTGATCTCGCGGGTTTCGTTCATCCGAACAATCCTTCGTCTTCGTTGATCTCACTCACGCGCACCCGCAGCTCCGGCGAGGCGCTGTAGAATTTCAGCACGCGAAGGTCGACGACCTGGCTGTCGTCGGTCCAGACGATCAGGTTGCAGGCGTCCAGCATCTTCGCGAAATTGTCGGCGTCCGGCTTCACAACGGGGCGGATCTGCCCGGCAAGCGCGGCGGTCTGCCACTTCTTCGGCTTGGACACCGGGACCGGCATCCGCGCCTCGACGATTACCTGCAGCGGCCCTTCCATCAGCGGGCGCCCGTTCATGGCCGCCTGGGCGGCCAGAGACAGCCGGTCCTCGAAACGCACCGTTCGCTCCGGGGTGAAGGCGCGGCCGGTCGCCTTGACGAACCGTGGCCTGCCTTTCCCGACCGGCGCCCCGGCAAGCGTGAACTCGATCACGCCCGCCCCTCCGCCGCTTGACCGCTGACGGGCCGATTGTTGATCGCGTCGCAGCATCGCTTCCGCAGCGTGTCGCTGTCGGTCATAAGTCGAATCGTGTCGATCTCGTCGACCAGTTCACGCACTGCGTCCGCGTCTTCGTTTTCGCGCGCCACTCGTAGTTCAGCGTTGAACCTCCAGAAGCGTTGAAGCTCTTTTTGGGCAATTGCCGTCATCCCGTCACTCCCGCCAAGTAAGTCGAAAGGGCTACGCACCGGCCAGTTTCCAGTTCTCTGACGCAGATCAAAAGAGGCAGATACTCGGACGACACTCTGCCACGGCTGAACCACTTCTCGACCGCCGCAGTGCTGGGCACCGGCAATCCATAGACACCGAGCGCGGTCGTCACGCGCTGCGGGGTCTGAAAATGGTCGAGAAGAAACCTGCGTCCGTCAAACATTCCGACTCCCGTTTGCCGGCTTGTCAAAACTTGTCGACCACATATGCCGGACAATCTGTCAAACGTCAACCGCATGTCGAATGCTTTTTCGGACATTTTGTCGTTGACGATGCTGAATAGTGTGTTAATAGTGACATACAGTTCAACCGCGAAAGGGGGAAGTGCATGGCAAAGCAGGACCGAGTTCACTTGGTAAACGACGCTGCGAAGGACGATTCCGAAGACCCGCGTGAAATCACCCGGGAGGAATTTGGGCGCCGCGTTTACCGTCGGATGCTGGCGAAGGGCTGGTCGCAAGCGGAGCTCGGGCGCCAGGCCGGCATCCATCGCGAGAGCATCTCCGGCTACATCCGCGGTCTGCACTGGCCTACCCCGGCCGCGCTGGACCGTCTCGCCCAGGCGCTCGGCGTCGAACCGTCGGCCCTCCTGCCGAATCACACGAAAATCGCGATCCTGCAGGACGAAGCCTCGTTCGAGATGAAGTCCAGCAGCGGCGACCCGTCGAAGTCCTGGGTCAAGCTGAACCGGCTGATGTCGCTCGACGCGGCCGTGCGAATCGCGGCGATCGTGAACGAAGATGCTGCTCCGCGAGACTGAAGTCGCGGAGCGGCTTCGCTGCTCGATTTCGAAGGTCAAGCGCCTCCGCCTGGACGGCAAGCTGGCCTACATCCCCGGCAAGCCGGTGCTCGTCGATGAAGACGATCTCGCGGCCTATGTGGAATCTGTCAAATGTCGCAGTCGGCGCCCTACCTCAAAAAGTCCGCAAATGGAACGTGGTACGTCCATTGGACCGAAAACCGCGTCGGAAAGCGCATCTCAACGGGCGCGAAGGATTTGGCTGCGGCGAAAGAATTTCTCGGCACATGGCTCCTGATGGAGCGCGAGGCGCCGGCGAAGGCCGACCGCCTGCTCTCGGAGGTTTGGGCTGTATATAACGCGAAACACGTCGCTGCCAAGGTGGCCGGGCAGTATAATGCCGCGCTCGCATGGAAGCAGTTGGAGCCGCATTTCGGCCACCTGAACGTCTCCGCCCTCTCCCAGGACGTGATTGACGAATACGTAAAGCGCCGGCGCGCTGGACGGCTCGGACGGACGGTCAAAGCGCAGACGGCTGCGAAAGAGTTGTCATATCTTTTGGCCGCGGTAAAATTCTGTTCCGACACGCGCCGCAAGGTGATCGACGCCAGCTACGCGACGCTGAAGTTCGATCTGCCGGCGCCTGGCGAGCCCCGCGACCGCTGGCTGCGGACGCACGAGACGCAGGCCCTGCTGGACGCCGCAGCTCGCCTCCGGCGCGGCGATCGGCTGTCGCGGGCGGAACGGTTCCTTTGGCTGGCCCTCGAGACGGCCGGCCGCAAGGAAGCGATTCTCGACCTAACTTGGGATCGGGTCGATTTCGAGACGGGCATGATCGTGTTCGACGTGCCGGGCCGCCGGAAGACGAAGAAGCGGCGTGCGGTCGTGCCGATCTCGTCGGCGCTGCGGCCGGTGTTGAAGCGCGCCTTCGACGAGCGCACTGGCCCGCTGGTGCTGGACAACAAGGGCGCCGTGTGGGCGCATATCCAGCATATCGCGATGGAAGCCGGGCTGGCGCCCAAGCAGGACGTAGCGCGCACGCAGAAGCCGAAGAGCACCGGCATCTCGCCGCACGTCCTGCGGCACACTGCGGCGACGCACATGGCCCGGCGCGGCGTGTCGCTGTTCAAGATCGCCAAGGTGCTCGGCAACACGGTCGCCGTGGTCGAGAAGACCTACGCGAAGCACATCCCGGACGACCTGAAAGAGGCCGTTGACCTGATCTCGAACAGTGAACTGGAGGCCGCGGAATGATCGAGTTGCGATGGGAGGGTGACGATCGGAACCAGTATCTGTTCGCCGGCAGCAACGAAACCGAACTGGTGTGGTTGGAGAAGCGACATCGTCACTGGTCGGCGGCTGTGTGGTTGCCCGGCATCGACCGGGGACGCGAGTACAACACCCTCGAGGCGCACAAGGCCAATATTGAGATGAAGGTGCAGCACTGGTTCGCAAGGGCAAACGGCGAATGGCCGCCGTTGGTAGCGCCCGTGCAAGCCGCTGTGCCGTTTGGTAGTCAAAACGACGGAAAAGTTCGACCATCTGACCAGCAGGAGAACGACTGAACGCCGAGATATGCCCGAGAAATGCTGGTTCGACAACATTTCTCACGTTTGACGAAACAGTGTTGACATCGTAGGGGTCACAGGTTCAATCCCTGTCACGCCCACCATCCAAACCACTGATTTCGTTACGAATTTGACAGTCGGCCTTCGGAAGAGGCGCCGCGTCAAATCCTCGTTTTGGTAGTCATTTTGGTAGCGGGGCTAGGCGATGCGAGACTTTTTCGACGAGTTCTGGTGGCGGATGATCGGAGCTGTGATCATCTTCGCACCGATCATTTACTGGTTCGAAGACATCAAGGCATGGGTGCAGCAGACGCTGCTCTAGCCGAATAGCGCCAGCTTCCGCGCCCGCTCAGCCGCAGCGTCCGATTCCTGCTGTTGCGCACTCTGCTGGCGCTTCGCCAGGAACTCCGCGACCACGCTGCCGAAGTCGACCGCCGGGCCTTGCTGCGGCGCGACGAAATCGCCGAAGCTGGCCGGCGCGGCGGGCTGCTGCGGCCCCGACGCCGGCATCGGCGCCGAAGGCTGATACTGGCCGCCGAGCAGCGCCGCGGCCTTCTGCCGGTGGCCTGCCATCTGATTGTTGACCTTGTCGGCCACCGTGCCGGGCGCGCCACCGTTGTTCGCGTCGCTGGCGCCGTAACGCCCGACCCGGCCGGCGTTGATCGCCGAATACATGTCCATGATACCCATGCCGGGCTTGTAGCCGGCGTCCTGCAGGTAGCGCTCGGCCGCCTGCAACTGCGCATCGACGGGCATGCCCTGCGTCACGCCATACTTCGCGCGCTGCGGCTCGCCCCACTGGATCAGGCCGCGATGCTGGCCCCACTGCGTCGTCGGGCCGGCTTTCCATGGGTCGAACGTGCCGGCCGTCTCGTAGGAGATCACCGTCGCCAAGTCGACCGGATCGGCGCCGAGCCGCTGCGCCGACGCGAGGATGGCCGCTGCGAGATCATTCGCCATTGATTGCGTCCTGCGTGTCGTCCTGACTGTCCGCTTCGTCCAGCAGATTGAGGATCTGCGTGGCGCGGACGCCATACTTCTGCGAGATCATGCGGCGCTTCGCCGCGAAGTCGGCCGGGTTGAACTTCTCCAGCAGATCGGCGGCGAGCTCCGGGTTGTTGAAGGCCGCCGACGCGAGCGTGTCGATCGCACGGGCCTGGACCTTCTTCGACCGGTTGCGCAGCCATGTCGACAGCACGTCCACCGCGGCGATGGCGGGGGAAAGCTGGTTGCGGCTGACCGAGCGGGCGCGCGAGGCCAGCGACGTCGTCGTCAGCGACGGGTCGAGCTTGCCGGACAGCGCCTGCGCCGTGCCGGACGAATTGGCCGCTCGCGTGCGAATGCTGCCCTCGGACGACGCCAGAGCGCCGAACAGTTCCTTGATGTTCGCCAGATCCTCCGGCGCGTCGGACCACAGTTCGTCGGCCACCGCTGCGATCTTCGGGTCGTCGAAGAAGCCTTTCAGCTTCTTGTAGTCCCACCGCTCGCCGCCGGTCGCATTCGGCGCGCTGAACTTCTTCGTCTTGACGGCTTCCCACAGAGCCGATCGGGCGTTGACGCGCGCCTCCGGGGTGTTGCCGGCGGCCTCGAGCAGCGCCTTGGCGGCTTCGCGCGGCTTCGGCCCGCTGACCAGGTTGCGCACCGCGTCGACCGTCGCCTCGTCGCCATATTTCAAGTAGGACGCCTCCGGCGAGCGGCCCGGCGTCGTCAGTGTCTTCTGCGTCGATGCGCTGGCCGCCTCGACGCCCTGGCGATAGTCGCCGGCGGCGCGGGCGCGGTTCAGCGTCTGCCGCAGCTCGGGGAACTGCTCCATCATGATCCCGCGCTCGCCCATGTAGCGGGCCAACTGGTCCGGCTTGGCGAGCAGGCCGCGGCTCTGCACGTCGGCCAGCACTTCGTCGGCGAGCGACTGGCGCACGCGCGGATCCGTGCCGGCTTCGCGCAGCAGCGCCTGCATGTCGGTGATTCGCCCGTTGTCGGGCTGCGCGAACCGGCCTGGCACGGCGCTGTCGTCCATCCGGTAGCCGCCGCCCTCGCGCGGCTTCAACGTCTCGGCGATGCCCGTTCCAGGGCGCTCGAACCGGTCCGCGACGTCGCGGCGGCCGGCGCGGGCCGCGTCATACTGCGCGCGCAGTTCCGGCGGCAGCACTTCCTGCGTGAAGTTGTCGATCTGGTCGCGATACTGGCTGGTGACGCGAGCGGCATTCTGCTGGCCGGCTGCGCGCTGCGCGCGAATGTCGTCGGTCAGGCCGCTGCGCGCCGCCGTGACTTCGCGAAGGGGAACCGTCGCGTCGGGGATGATGTTGCCTTCCGCGTCGAGTGGCGTAAGCCGCTGCGGGATGTCCGCTTCCGACGGCAGGAACCGGGCGCGATCGTTCAGCGGCAGGTTCTCCGTCGTGGCGCCGAAACGCTCCGCCAGCGGCGCGATCGGCACTTCGACGGACGCATCGTTGATCGGCGCGAACTGCTGGCGGACTCGGCCCTGCTCGGCGGCGTAGCGGTCGGCCAGCGCCGAGCGGATGTTCGAACCGCGCACCGTGGCGTTGGGCGTCGACGGCATCGCCGCCTGCTCCGCTTCGCCGAAGATCAGCCGCGCCTGTTCCTCCGCTGCGAGCGCTTCGGCGATGCGGGCGTCGCGGCTGGCCTCGATCGACGAGCGGAACAAGGCCGGGTCGCCCGCCGGCGCCACGCGGTCGATCTGCGACGTGACAGCCGCGTCATTGGCGGCGCGGCGCATGTTCGCGGCGGCCGGTTGCAGCATGTCCTGATTCTGGACGGCGGTCATCAGCATCGGGTCACGCGCCCGGTCGCCGATATTGGCCTGGAAGCCCGGAACGGCTTCCTCGACGGGCGACGGCGCGCGCAGCTTGCGGGCCAGCGGCGCGGTGTCGACGACGGGGTTCCCGGTCGCCGCGACCTGGTTAGCCATGTCCGACGAGTTGTTGATGATGCGGTCGACGACTTCCTGGCCGGCGACGTCGTCCATCATGCCGGGGCGGTTCGTGGCGGCGGCGATGGCGTCGCGGCCCGTGCGCGCCGCAGCGCCGCCAAGGCCGACGATGCCGGCGCCGGCGAGCGAGCCGATCAGGTCCGACCAGAAGTTATCGCCGTGCTGCGGGTTGCCGGCCATCTCGTTTGCGATGCCGGCACCAGCACCGGAGCCGACCGCGTAGGCCGTTTCCTTGCCGATCAGCGATCCCGGTGCGACAGCGGCGGGCTCGACGAACATGCGGCCGAGCGGCCCCATCGCGCGGGCGCCGTCAACGCCCTTGCGCGCGGCCACCGCAAGGGCACCGCCGACCGGGACGGCCGACGCGCCGACTTCGTAGCCGATGCGATCCGCGACGCGCTGGAAGGCGTCCTGCGGCTGCGGAGCCGGCTGGTCGAGCGCTGCGCGCACGGCCGTCTCTGGCGCTCCGATCATTTCGTTGATGCTCTGCGAGCCGAGGAACGGGTTATCCGAAATCGGGCCGACGCCGTCGACGCCCGGCAGCAGGTTCGCCAGCCGCGGCGCGTTGTTCACCAGATCGACCGGAGTGCCGAGCATGCCGGCGATACCGCTGCGAGCGCCCTGCATGAAGATCGACCCGGTGTCGTCGATGTAGTCGACTACGCCCGCCGCGGGCTTCGGCTGCGGAGCGCCGCGGATCAGATCCTCGATCGACGTAGAGCCGGGCACGCGCGCCGGAACGCCGCCCGGAACACCGTTCGGGCCGCGCACATCATCTGGCGCGACAGAACTGCCCTGCTCGGGCGCGGGGCCGCCGAACGTCTCGCGCATGGCGCGCGCCATCACGTCGTCGGGCGTGCCGTCGGGAAACTCGACGATCGAGCCGTCGGGAGCCTGAACCTGGATCGTCATTCAATTCGGCCCGTCTGCGGATTGTAGCGGCGCACGGTCGGCGGGGCACTCGGCATGCCCTGCGGCGGGGGAGCGGCCGGTGCCGGCTGACCGACAGCCTTGACGCCGCCTGCGCGCGCCTCGCCGAGGATCCGTTCCTGGTCCTCGATAAGCTGGATCGCCTGGTTGAGCCGGGCCAGCGACGATGCCTGGTTGGACGTGAGGCCGTCGAGACCGAGAGCGGAGCGCGTCGCGCGCAGCATCTCGTTCGACAACCGCTCGCCGGTCGTCGTCTTGGCATACTGGAAGGCCAACAGGTTCGCCATCATTTCGATGGCCGGGATATTCGGGTCGAACGCACCGGCCAGGTCTTCATCGGCCAAGCCGTTCGCGATGGCCTTCTGCACGTCGTTGACGCCGCCACCGAAATACTGGCCGAGTTCTCCGCCGGTCTGCACGAGGTTCTGCGCAGTGCCGCGCAGCCAGCCGACCGCGCCCTGCGACGAGGGCGACTTCGCGATCAGGTCGCGCAGCTTGACGGCCGTATTCTTCGCCACGGCGATGTCGAGCAACTGGCCGTCGACCTGGTTGCTGGTCGCCTTGCCGAGCACGTCGCCGACCGCGCCCTGGGCCTGCGCCTTGAACGTCTGCGTGCCCTGCGGCAGCGGCGCGCCACTCTGCGTGTCGACAAGGCCGCCGCGGGCCGCGTCATAGACGGCCGTGCCAACAGCGCCGTCCGGCGTGCGGTAATTCGTGATGTCCGGTTTGGGCTCGGCGCCCTTGTTGATGAACGGCTCCTTGCCGACCGCATCGGACTGGAAGGAGATACGCGGCCCTTCCGGCGTGACGATCGTCTGGACCGGCGTGCTGCCGAGCGCTGCCGCTCGCTGCTCACTCTCCGGCAGCGTGCCAAGCACGGCCGCGTTGAACTCGCTCTCTGTCAACGGTTTCGGAGCGCCGGCCGTCTGCGGCACGGTCACGCTCGGCATGCCGTACTGGCTGGCGAGCGAGCCGGGCAGTTCCGGGCGGATCTGGCCGGGGTTGAGCGGCTGGTAGAGCGCGCCGAGCATGGAGCGCTGATTGTCGGCCGCGTTGTTGGCGCGCGACGTCGCGGCGGACACGTCCTGTCCGCGCATCGTCACGGCATTGCCCTGATCGACCGCGTAATAGGACTGGTTCGGCGTCCACTGCCCCGCGGCGGCACCCATGCGGTCGAACTGTTCCTTGTTGAACTGCTCCTGCTGCGCCATCGTGAACAGTTGCGCCAGCCGCGAGGCTTCTTCCTTCTTGGCGTTGGCCGCTGCCCACCCGGCCGCGTCCGAGCCGGATGGCGGGGCGAACAGGCTCGCCAGGTTCGACGCGGCCTGCGCGAATTGAGGGTTGTTGAAATAGCCGCTCGATCCGATAGCCATCAGTAGAGCCCCGTCTTGCCGGCGTAGATGTTGTAGAGATTGGGCGTCTTGATCGGCCCCTGCCACGTCATCGACGGTGTCTTAGGCGCGTTCGGGAAGAAGTTCGTCGGGTGGCCCGCGCCGAGGCCGGCGCTGGTCGCGAGACCGCCGCCGAGGCCGAGAATGTCGGCGAACAGCTTCAGCCCGTTGCCCGCCTTGTTGGCCTCTTCCAGTTCGAGCGGCACGATGCCGGACGACCCGCGCTTGAACCCGCCGATCTGGCCGATTGCGCCGAAGTCGCGGGCATTCTGCATGCTCTTCTCGCCGAGCAGATCGCCGAAGGCGCGCAGGTTTCCGAGCGCGGCGCCCTGCTTGTTGGCAAAATCCGTAGCGGCTCCGCGCTGCTTGGCTTCCTCGCGAATCGTCAGGTTCGACGAGGTCGGCGCGGTGTTCTGCTCGACGACGGCCTGCGCGTTCTCGTCGCCCTGCTCGATCTTCTGCGCAGCGAAGTAGTCGCCGAGCTTCGTCGCCCGCGCCTGCTGCTCGTTGCCGAAATCGCCGAAACGGTCCTGCGACTGCGTGTTCAGCGCGGCGGCTTCCTGATCGTAGCCCTGCTGGCGGATACGTTCGGCGGCGAGCGCCTGGTCGCGCGCCTTGGCGACGCGGCTCTGCGCGATCGTGTTCGTGACGAGCGAACCGCCCGTCATGACCAGCCCGGCGATGGTTAAGGGATCACACATCAGGCGCTCCTATCGAACCGTGACGCGGCCGCGGCCACCGAACAGGCCGGTTTCGTAGCGCGGGCGCGGGCCGCCGGCCGCGTAGGATCGCTCCTGCGCCGCCTGGATGCCGAGCGTGTTGGTGAAGTCGGCGAATAGCTGGCCGAGCGGGCTGTAGGCCGCCGGCTCGGACAGGATCTTCGATCGGGTCAGCGCAGAGTTGACCGCGCCCTCCGTATCGCCCGTCGCGTTCAGCGTCGAGATGAGGTTCGCGCGGGCGTCCTCGAGCGACGACTTGGCCTGCGTCGAGTAGGATACCGCCTTGTCGGCGATCTCCTGCTTGTTCAGATCGTAGAGCTGCTGCAGATCGCCGGCCTTCTCGCCGCGAGCGGAGCTGTTCAGCAGGCCGCTGCGGTCGAGCGCGAAGGTGAGCTGCTTGCTGGCGTCGCCGTACTGGTTCTCCAGTTGCGGGGTCGCATAGCCCGTGTAGGCGTCGCGGCGGCCATTGAAGAAGTCGTCGCCGAAGCCGGTAGCCTCGCGGAAACCGGAGAACAGCTTGCCGGACTTGACGAGATCGGCCCATGAACCGGTGCCGGCGTTCAGCGTGTCGCCGGAGCCTCCGCCGCCCGTTCCGTTCGGCGTCCAGACGGTGCCGTTAGCGTTGTAGTAGGTCTTTGAGGGGTCGTAGGCCGCGTTGGCTTCGATGCCGCCGTAGCCGTATTTGCCGCCGTTGAAGATCGTATTGACCCGCTGCGTGCCGGCGCGAATCTTCTCCTGACGCTGCTGCTCTTCCTGCCGAGCCCGTTCGGCCTCGTTACCGCCGCTCTTGCCGCCCATCGCCCACGCCCCGGAGTTCTTTCCGCATCGCGTAGCCTACCTTTTCGAAGCCGAAGTGGCCTAGAAACCGGGCTGTACGCTCTGACTGGAAGGAGTTGTCGTTGCCACCTTCGATCCTGTCCGCGCCGAGTTCCCGGCTCCAACGGATAAGCTCTCTGATGAGTAGGACGGCCGCCCGAGTTCCGCGATATGCGGGCGAGACGTAAATTACCTTCTGCGTCGTATAAAGTCCAGCCCGGTAGTCGTAGGTGAACATGTAGGCTTGCAGGAACGCGATCGCCTCGCCGTCCTGCTCGACGACCCAAAACGTCGGGTTGGCGCGCTGCAGGTATCGGATGAAGGTTTCCTCGACCAGTTCCGGGGCGAAGTCTTCGCCCGGCAGCGTCTCGGCCACGTTTGCGCCGGCCATCCGCACGATGGCCCCGATGTCGTAGCGATCAGCGAGCCGGACTTGCATCGCGCACCCAGGCATACTGACCGAACGCTTCACCGTTCTTTCCATAGCCGGCGAAGGTGGCCTCGTGCTGCATCCCGAGCAGTTCGATCCAGCGGCGCTTCTTCGGCTGGTCGGCGATGGCGATGCACTCGATCCGGTGAACGCCAACCGCCCGGTAGCGTGGAAACAGATTGCGCTTGCAGAAGCGCGCCAGCGGCAACGCGATGGCCGGGAATCTGTCGGTGGCGAAGAACATGATCGTGATGACGTTTGGTCGGCCCTCGACCATTGCGCCGACCGCGACCGGCGTCTCGCCGTCGCTGAAGCAGTACGCCTCGCCATTGCTGGCGTAGCGCTCGACCAGACCGTCGGCGAGTTCGGCGCGGTCACGCGCAAACGAAACCGACATGAACTCGTCGACGTCGTCCTGGCGCATGTTCTCCGCGACGGCGCGGACGTGGGCGAGTGAGGGCCGATCGACGATCATTTGTCCGTCACCGGCATGTCGAGCAGCATGTGGCGAATCATCGCCTCCGTCTGCGTGGCGTTGAACAGATTGGTGCCAACAGGCTGATGTCGCATCGGATGCGACGTGTGTTCGTTGAACTCGCGCTTAAAACTGATGCCGCCGTCCGGATCGAAATCTTCCGGCAGGCGCCATTGCAGAAAACGTTGCACCATGTGCTTGATCTGGTCTTCGGTCATTTGTCCGTCACCGGCGCCGCGTCAAAGTGGATGACGATCGATCCAAGCGTGTGCGGGCCGACGCCCTCCGATTCGAAGATCGGGCTGACATGCGTGAAAGAGCCGTTCGCCCGGATCCGCCCGTCACGGAACGTGGAGCCGGTGATCTTGCCGATCTTGTCGCGGGCGCCCGCGTTCTCCGGGCTCATTGCGAGGTAGACGGTCCACAGGCCGCGCGCGGCGGCGTCGATGCCCTTCAGCTTCTTCTGCTGCGTCGGCTGATCACCGTCGAGATAGGGGAGTTGCGCGACCGCGGAAGTCGCGTCGTAGGTGAGCATGCTTCCGAGCCCGCCATAGACGTAGACGGAATTGCCGGAGCGCAGCACGACACGCTTGTTGAAGATCACGGCATTTGTGACGTCGAAGCCCGGCGAATACGTCGTCCAAGCGCTCACTCCTTTCGACCCGCCGCCCGAGAAATAGGACAGGACGTAGATCACGTCCTTCATGATCAGCCAGAAGCGGCCGTCGCCCGGCTCGATCAGGCCGATGACGCGGGACCGCTCGGTATCCGAAAGTGACTGCAGCTTGGCCGTCACCAGCGGGTCGATCGCCACGCCGATGTCGTTCGTCGACGCCGCGTTCGAACTGTCGCGCGCCCGCAGCGAGCGAATGCCGCTCTCGTCGAGATAGAAGATGTCGCCGTCGCCGAACTGCGTCACCGACTGCGGCGACGACGTCCCGGTGTTGTTGAGATCCTGGACGGTGCGATTCAGCGTCGGATCCGGGTCCGTGTACCAAATCTGGATGATGCCCTCGGCGAAGACGGCGATGTTGCTCTGGTACTTCGCCAGTGCGACTAGGTTCTCCGACCCGGAAGCATAGCTGGACATGTCGATGAAGCCGGCGCCGACAGCGTCGGTCGTCCACTTGGTCGGCTGCTGAATGCCGGAAAAATGCATGTTCGGGCCGGAGACCGAATAGACCTTCGATCCGAACGTCTTGACGAAGGTGCCAGGGTCGAACGTGTCTTCCGCTTCCGCGCCGCCCGCCATGACGATCGAGCCCGTCATGGTCGTGTCGCCGGCGGGAACCGTGGCAAAACCGTCGGCCACCGTCAGCAGCACCGGCGCGCCGTTGATCGCCTCGCCCTGGGCGACGGCCAGAATGACGACGTTCTCGTCGACCGAGATGGCGGAATACTCCGGCGCCGACAGATTCGAGTTGATCTGTGCGGCGATGGCTTCCGCCGTGGCCGTGTTGCTGGTCGCCCAATTGACCGTCGCGCCGAGCACTTCGACGCCGTTGATCTTGATCGACGTGATTGTGGACGGGGTCGAGCTCTCGCCGCCAGTGACGCGGAACGTCGCTCGCGCGGAACCGTCGAACCAGTCTTCGACCCGGGCGCCATCGTAGAAGTGGTGCGTCGAGCCGTCCGCGAACACGCCGACCGCGTAAATCTTGCCGGAATAGAGATCGAAGCTCGGAACGTCGATCAGCGTGGTCGCGCCGTCCGGGTGCTGGAGGCGCTGGTAGATGAAGCCGACCGGCATGCCGGATGGCTCCGGCTCGCTGCCGAAGGCGACGAGGCCGGTCCGCATGTAAGCGAGGCCGACCGTGCCCTCCGGCAAGACGTAGGATTCGACGAACGCCGCCCTGCTCTCGAACTCGCCGCCGCGCGTGATGTGGCCGTCCGTGCCGACGAGCAGGACGCCGCCTGGCGTCGTCTCCGGCAGGCGGCGGACGTCGAGGCCGCCAACTAGCTCGCGGACCCAAATCTGGCCCATGTCAGGAGCCTGCGGGGCGGTAGGAGCCGATCACGATACGGCCCGACCGCTTCGGCTCGTCGTTGCCGAACAGTCGGAACGTCTGACGCGGCGACATGTTGCCGCGCAGCCGCGCGTAGCGGGTGTTGGCCGCCTGCAGCTTCAACTGCGCGTCCTTCGACCCATCCTTCGCCAAGATGGCCGCCGCGACGTAGTTGACCAGCATCTGATCGTCGAGATCGCAGCGGTCCGTCTCGTCGACGAGCGGGTTCAGGTTGCGGATCCCGATGAACTTCAGATAGCCCTCGCGGGTCGCCTCGACGCCGTTCTGGTCCGAGATCGGCCAGAGTTCGACGTCTTCGTCCTCGTGGATTTTCCAGCGGCGCGTCGGCCACGACCGCTCGTCCAGATCGGAGTTGAACGCGACGTAGTGCTCCGCGCGAATGCCGGCGTCGAGCGGGCGCCACGCGCCGTCGGAGAAGAACTCGATCGTCTCCAGCCGGTCGACGTGAATCTCTTCCGGCGTGTCGTAGTAGCGCTGGCCCGCCTGGATCGGGATCTGCCGTTCGATCCGCAGATGCGGCCAGTCGAAGTCGGCCCACAACCGCTCCTGCTCCATCTGGAGCATGTGGACCTGTGCGGGGCGGTCGTTGTCGTTGTGCGCGGGATTGAGCGACAGCCCCGCGGTCACGCGGAGCATGTCGAGCAGCCGGACGAGCGTCGTTCCGCGCGCCATGTGCCGTTACTCGAAAATGTCGGATTCGCCGGCCGGCTTGCGCGGCTTCGAGCCGCCCTTCTTGCCGTCGCCGTCGTGATCGAGCGGGTCTTCCTTGACGGCCTTCGGCTTCACACGCGTCTCGGCCTTGTAGAAGCTCTCGTCGAGGTTCAGTTCCTCGAGCGTCTGGAGGGCACGCGAGCCGGCGCCGGGGAACAGCAGCCGCATGACGCTGATCTCACCGTCGGGTCCGTTGATCTTGGTACGGCCGTAGATTTCGCCGAGACGCTCGATCTCCTGGCGATCGGTGCGCTTGGAGCCGTCCTCGGCCAGCGCTTCCGTGTCCAGCGGCTCGACGTCCGTGACGGACGACGGGCCGTGAATGGCGATGAGCGTGGCGATCTCCGACGGGGTGACGCCGTATTTCGGGACGACCATGCCGCTGTCGCCGCCGAGATGAACCATGATGTTTGCAATCTGCAAGGTCGTCTCTCCTGTGAAAAATCGGCGGGGCCGAAGCCCCGCCGGACTGGATTACGAAAGGGCCACCGAACCGACGTTCGCGATGACCTGGCCGCGGCCGGCGCTGTCGAACGCCACCATCAGGAACTCGTCGCGCGCGTTGAGCGTGGCGATCGTGTTGGTGCCGTTGTAGGTGCCGCCCGTCAGCGTGACGGTGTGCGCAGCGGTGCCGGTCGCCGACGTGTCCTTGATGATCAGGATCGTGTTCGGGATGACGGTGTAGGTCGCCGCGATGACCACGGAGGCGTGATTCAGCTCGACGACGTCCGTGCCGGCCGGGACTGCACCCGAAGCGGTCAGTTCGTAGGCGATGAGGCGCGACGGCGCGGCCTGGCCGACGGCGCCGCCGGTGGTCAGGTTGTAGGAGCCGTTGCGCGGGCTGTCGCCGAACGACACACGGATCGTCTCGCCCGCCGGCCAGGTCATGCCCGACAGATTGGTGATCGTGATCGTGGACGCGCCGTAGGCGACGGAGAAGCCGGGGTCGGCCTGCTCCCAGCGGCCGTAGGTTCCGTCGCCGACCGTGAGGTCGCCGCCGGAGCTGCCCGCCAAGGACTGAGCCGTCCGGCCCGTGGGATATGCGATTGCGACGGTCCCGTCGTCGGCGACTGCCGATGCGAGAACGTGGGTGACTACGCCAAGAGAAGCCATCGTGGTTGCTCCGAAAAGTTGAGGTCAATCCCGGCGCGTCATTGCGCCGGGATCGTTCCGATCAGTTGATCTCGTAAACGCCAGAAGTATTGAGCTGGCGCGCAACCATGACGCCGGTCATGGAGATGCCGTTGTACATGACCATGCGGTCATACGGACGGGCCGGGTTGTGCTTCTTGTACTTCTGGCCGTCCATATACATCAGCTTGAGACCGCGAGGCCCCATGTCGATCGCGAAGCCGTATTTCGACAGGCCGAGATCGTCGAGGGTCGGGTCGTAGGTCAGATCGCGACCCGCGTGCGCCGGAGCTTGCATGGCGCCGTCCGGTTTCTTGCCGGTCCAGCCCATGTCCGTGTAGTAGCCGTTGGCTCGCATCTCGGCCTTGTAGGCGTCCTGAAACGCCGAACCGACGAACCACTTGGTATTCGTCTGGCCGCCCGCGTTCTTGTTGCGGCGACGGTCCGCCGTGTCGAGGGCCATGATCAGCGCGCCGCCGCCCGTGGACGAGGACGTGATCTTGTTCAGGCCGCCCGCACCGTTGGCCGCTGCCGTCATGGCATCGTGACGCCAGTACGAGTTCGCGACGCGGCTGAGGCCGCCGACGACGCCCGTGAACGGGTTGTCGGTCAGGAAGGCGCGAATGCCAGCGATGGCCTTCGTGTCGGTCGAGCCGTCGCCGTGGACCAGGCGGTCGAGCGAGTAGTTGTAGTCGGCGCCGAGCTTCGCCATCTTCTCGTCGAGAACGTTGGCAAGCGCCTGCTGCTCGCGGCCCGACATTTCGCGGGTCGACTGGTCGGACCCGTTCTCGACGACATCGATACCGTCGTATTTCAGTTCGGTCATCGTCACGACCATGCCGAGGAAGTGTTCCTTCCAGGCATACTTCGCGCGGGTCGAACCGGTCGGATTGTAGAACGAAAGCTGCTCGTCGCCGGTGTAGCCGGCGAGCGTGCCGCCACCGCGCTCCGAGCCGACGAGGAAGGAGACATACTCCTTGCCGCCGGCAAACGAGCCCGCCGTCTCCTGGAAGGCGGCCAGCATCGGCTTGTTCTGCACGTCCTGCTTGAAGACCTTGCCCTTGTTCAGGTAGGTCTCGAGCGTCATGTTGTTGATGTCTGCGAGTTCGTCAGCAGTGAAGGGCATCTAGGTGCTCCGCGGTCAGCCCGCCCGGCGCCTCGCCAGCACGTCCTTGATGACGTCCTGCGTGGATTCGATCTCGGGGCGGACATTGCCTGTCTTCTGCCCGCCGACGACCGGGACGATCGCTGGCTTCTGACGGGTCGGCACCGGGGCCTTGAACGCGGCCGAAACCGTGTCGTAGGCTTTCTGGAGCTGCGCCCTTACGCCTTCCGGCGAATTGGGGCGGCCTTCCTTCGTCATCAACCAGGCGACTTCGCGCTCGATTGCGGGCATCTTGGCGTCGAAGTTCGGATCCCGGATCTTGCGATCGGCTTCCCACGAGGCGACGGTCGTCTGGATGGCGGACACCGCCTCGACCTGGGCGCGCTGCTGTGCGCGCTGTTGATCGAACTGCGTCCGCGCTTCGACTGACTGGAGACGCGCCCTCGACCGGCTGACTTCGAGAGCCGCTTCACGGGTCATTTCCCCGTTCGCGACCATCTGCTTCAACTCGTCGGGGAGCACTTCGCCCGCCGCCGCTGCGACCTTCTGCACGACCGGCTTCATGCGCTCCCATGCCGCCGCCGGGTTCGTCTTCATCAGCCCGCCGATGACCAGGAGATCGGCGGCTTCTTCAGCCGACAGACCCTGCTCGTCGATGAACGTCTGGACGTTCCGGTAGCGCTGCGCGTCGGTCTCGAAAGACTTCTTCGCAGACAGGAGTTCCTGAAATCGCTTGTGCTTGTGGAACGGGACGTCCGAGAAGTTCTCGTTGTCCGGTTCTTTCGTGGGCGCCGACCCCGCCTTCGGGGCCGCATCTTCGCCTTCGGCTGACGAGGCCGCTGCTTCCGTGTCGGTCTTCTTGCCCACGACATCGCGGACGATCGAAAGAGCCGACTCTTCGGCAGGCTTACTTGCGTCTTCGGCGGTGGACGATTCCGCCTTTGCGTCGGCCTCTTGCGAGTCCTTCGCGTCGTCCAGAACCGGCTCGGCGGCCAACGTGTCGGCCGCTTCGTCGATCTGATCTTCAAGTTCGGTAGGCATTTATTCTCCTACGAATGCCGCGGCAACATACGCCATGTCAAAAGTTGCGGCAAGTGGGGTTCGGCTGCTTTTGACAGCCTAGACCTGGTTAGTGCCGAAGGCGGCCGAACTTCCGCTCCGTTCCGGGTCCGGCTGCGGGCCGTTCTCGCCGCCTTCCGGCCCCTGCGCATTAGGGTCCGTGGCCGGATCGCCGGTCGACGGCTGCTTCATGGCGTTCTGCGCCATGATCGACGCGGCGCCCATCTGGATCGCCTCGTTGACGTCGAGACGGTCGTCCATGCGACGCAGCATCTGCTTCGCCAGCCAGACCGGATCGATGTTCGGCACCTGCAGCAGGAACGGCATCAGCCGCTCCATGTTCTGAATCTCGACGGCCTGGTTCGGCTTTCCGGTAGACCCGGCCTCGACCTCGAGGAAGATTTCGTCGGCAATCTGCGCCAGCGTCATCTGCGGCCACATCGCGCCGACACCGACGATCTGCTTGACCTGTTCCTCGGACATCTCGCGGAACAGGATCTGGCTGGCGGCCCGCGCGATGGTCGACAGAAAGCTGTCGAGATCGTCGATCGACGAATCGTCCGACGACTTCGATGCGCCGGCCGCGATTGCTTCACCCGTGGCGGTGGCCTTCCCCGTCAGCCCGAACTGAGCTTCGCTGGACCCGACGATGAGCTGCGTGTCCTGGAAGAAGGGCTCCGTGGCGTAGAGGTTCATGTCGACGCCCGGGACGGCGATCGGTGCCATGATCTCGTTGATGTTGCCCTCGGTGTCGAGTTGAACGACGTCAAAGGCGTCCGCTTTCTTCAGTGCATCCATGTCCGTGTCGGACAGCGCGCCGCGGCGAGCGCTGAAACGAGGCCGACTGGCCTTGCGATGCTCGCGCATGCCCTGGCGCGACGTGTTGAAGTCGTGCTGCTGATGCTCGATCAGGCGCACGTCCGACGGCGGGAATAGGGCGTCCTCGCTCTCGGTGCCGTTGAAGACCAGCGCATAGATCGGCCAGAAGTCCTCGACAAATACGTCGGGCGCCGCCGGGGCGCGTAGGAACTTCGGGTGGCCGTCCGCGACGATGTAGACCAGCCCGGATGCCTTCTCGTAGTGCTTCCAGACGCAGACAAGGCCCTTGGCCTCCCCGCCTTCCTTCTGCTCGCCCTCGACGACCGTGCCGCCGTCCAGTTCGTCGGTCTTCGCGTCGCCGGTATATTTCTTGTAGGCGCTGCCGAGATCGACCCCGAACATTTCGCGCACTTCGTCGCAAGTGTAGGAGTATTCGACCGTCAGGTGGCGGGCGCCGATGAAGCCGACGAGTTCGCGGCACAGCTTGTCCGGGATGACCTTCGTCGATTGAGGGAAGTCGAAGACCAGGCCCTCGCGCAGAACGACTTCCGGCTCGGCCTGCAGCGCCGCGATCGACTGTTCGAGTTCAGCGATCTCCGGGTCGTCCGGCAGGAGCGGGCTGTCGGTGTCAGCCGCCTTTTCGGCGAGAACGCGCATATGGTCGAGACGGGCACGGAAGTCCGCCAGCCGCTCGCCGATCTCCGGGCGCGGCCCCGTCTGGCGCTGGAAGGCGAGCTCGACATAGCCGACGCCGGTCGTTCCGGTACGGCGTACGAGTTGCTTGGCGCCGGTCTTGAAATCGACGGGCTTCTGCTCGCGGAGCGCCTGGGCGAACACGATCTCGAGCGTCTTGCCGACGCGGTCGAGCATCTTCCGGCGCTCCATACCCTGCTTGAAGTCCGCGACGATGGCGTTGGCCGCCTCAAACGCTTGGACCATCTGCTGCATCTGCGGGTTGGCTTCGTCGATCATCGGCTGACCGTCGGGGCCGACCGGCGCCGTGCCGAGCATCGCCTGCGCCTGGATCACCGTCTGCATGGCGGTGTCGATCGACTTGGGGTCTTCATCCCACACGGCAAAGTCGAGCGATTCTCGCCGCTTCGCGACGACCTTCGGGTTCTTCGCGTAGAGCGCCGCCGTCTTGTTCTTGACGTGGCGGCCGGCGAGATTCGCGCGATACCAGCCCGCGGCATACTCCGGGGTGGCGCCGTGCCGGGCGATATACATGTCGCGGCGCATCAGATCGAACGCCGGCTTGTGGTGCTTCTTGTCCTCGCGGATACGCTTCTGGATCTGCTTGACCAGGTTCAGCTCGGCTTCGGGAACGCCGGCGGTGGGCGCGGCGCCGTCGCCGTCGTAGCTGTCAGGAGATGCGTTCGACATGTCGGCCATGACTTTTCTCAAAATCCCGAAAGGACGCCGGCGCGACGTTTCGCCTCGGCGTGTATATCATTCTGTTTGAGCCAATTGAAGCTGCCTTCGTGGACCTTCGGCGCGGTCGCCGCGCGGGACGGGCCGAACTGGCTTTGCAGTCCGAGACCGATATAGGCCAGCGCGTCGACAAAGTCGTCATGCGTGCCGTTCGGGAACTCCAGCATCTCTTCAATCGCGTCGGACGCCCATTTGCGCCCCTTAGGAAAATAAACCTTCCCCATCGCGACGCGGGCGGCGATCGATTGCGCACGCTGTTCCTTGTCACTGGCCGGTGTGACCTCGACGAGGTTGATGTAGGTGCTCGTTTCGAGCATCCGCTTGCGGAGAAACGGCCCGATCGATTTCGAGATGTGACCGCGCTCCGCCCACCACAGCAACGGCCTGTTTTTGCCGGCGGCCATCGTCAACATCGCCTCGACCGCCTGGTCTGTCGGCATGCGCCTCCATACCGCGTCCAGGACGTAGATGTTATCCTGCCGATCGACGCCGACCTTCAGCAAGCAAGACGGGTCGTTGCGTTGGTTCGTGCCGACGGCGTGGTCGGACGAGCAATAGATGCGCAGATCGGCGGGCAGATCGCTCGGTTCATAGTACTGAATCGTCTCGCGTCGAAACAGGATACCGTCTGCGACGGTCGGCCTTTGTTGCGTAAGAGCAGCGAAGCCGAGCGGGTCACGGCGCTGGTTGGCGAGATGGTAGGCGACGTCGTAGGTCGTGCCATCTTTGCGGGGTTCCGGCCACAGCGCCTCGCCTGGCTTTCGCCCAAGCGGGTCGTCGTCCTCCGCCAACCCGGGAAGCCGGATGATCTTCCACGTCGCCGCCTCGGCCTCGTTGTAGTGATCGTTCTTCGGGTCCGTCAGCCGGCCGATGATGTCGTCCGAATGCCACCGCGTCATAGTGATGATGGTGAGGCGTTTTCCCATGCGCCGGTAGAGAGCCACTTTCGTAAGCCACTCCCACGCCTGGTCGCGGATCGCTTGCGACTTGGCTTCCTGCGCATCCTTGTAAAGGTCATCGATCAGCAACAGATGCGCGCCGCGACCGTTGATCTGTCCGCCGCGGCCCGCGAAAATGAGCCGACCGCCGCGCTCCGTGACGATGTTATCCTTTGCCGTTCCGCCGCGCCGCAGCTTGTGGTTCGGGAACACCTGTTTGTAATTCGGCGACGTCATGATCGCGCGGGTGTCCGCGCCGAAGTCGCTGGCTAGATCGTCACCGGCCGCTGCCACGATGACATCGTGCTCCGGATGGCGCCCGCTGTACCACGCGGCCAGTCGTTTCGTCGCGAGCTCCGTCTTTCCGTGGCGCGGTGGCATGCAGAAGATAAGCTGTGTGATCTCGCCTCGTTCGACCTGTTGCAACACATCCGCTACGAGCCGGTGAAACTTTGCCGCCTCGTATCGCGTGCGCGAGAGATCGTTAATGGCTTCGGGATCCGGCATCGTAAATTCAGTGAACGCCAGCAGATCGTCATGCGCTTCCTGCGCCCGCAGCTTGCGCCGAACGAGCGCGGTATCGCGCTTCAGCTCGGCAAGCTGTTTCTCCAGGCTCTTCGCGTCAGCCTGTTCTTCCTCCCACCCGAACCGCTTGCCGGTCTTGGGATTGATGCGCGACGACTTTGGGGCGGCCATCAGTTCGTTTTGCGCAGGATGTTGACCATCTCGGTCAGCCGCTTCTCGACGGTCTCGTTGTTCCGGCGCAGCTCGGCGCGGACCTCGTCGAACTGCTTCTCCATGCGGCTGAGATGCGCGTCGAGATCGTCGCGCCTGACATACTCGTCGCGAACGCGGTTGACGCGCTCGTGCAGCGGCGCCGTCTCCGCCTTGATGCGTGCTTCCAATCCTGTTTCCATCGTCGTGAACATGCTGATCAGAGACCTATCGCGTGCCATCGCCGCCAGAACGACCGGCGTCGTGATCCCGCCGACGCCTATGAGAATCTGCCAAGTTTCCAATGCCCAGATGCCCTACTTCGTAACGCGGTTTTCATCCCGCCATTTGCGGATGCCGTCGACCTGTGCGGAGCAGACCCGAAGTGCTCCGCGCGTGGCGTTCAACTGGTCGACGATCCCTCCGGTCGTCGTCACTGGCTTGTAGGGGCGCGGACAAGGAACAAGCAGCGCCGCCGGCGGTTCCATCACGACAACCTGGGGCTTCGTGACGATCTTAGGGACGGTTGAGCAGCCGCTGAAGATCGGCAGGCACAACGCCAGAAAGATAAGCCCGTACGTCTTCATTGGATCGCTCCAGTTCGGTGACAGACGCCTGCGTCTCGGCAGTCGTGTCGTTGATGGCGGCCACGTCGGCGGCGATGGCCGCCAGCAGCTTGTCGGTGCGCTCATTGGCCTCCGTGATGCGCTGGATCGTCTCTTCCTGCGCCCGATTGGCCTCGACCGCGACATTGAGCGCCGCGAGCGCCTTGGCTTGTTCGGCGCGGGCATCGATGGCACTGCCGCGATACCACAGCAGGCCGATCGCCAGCGCGGCGATAACGGCGTAAGGGGCGAGACGTATCCAGGGCGGCAAGGGGATCATTCGTCCTTCTCCGTCACCAAAGCCGGCTCGATGACCGTGCTCTTGATCTCTGTCGTCGAGCCGGCCGTCTTGTTCTTGCCGTCCCAGATGACCCCGAAGACGTAGGAGCCGACGAGCGAACCGATCAGCAGGATAAGCGCCGTGGCGATGGCCTCACGCAACTGGTCGGGCGGCCCCATGATCGCGATGTAGCTGACCATCGCGACGCACCAGACCAGCAGCAAAATCACGATCCGTCGCCGGATCCGCCAGTCGTCGCTGCCGATCTTGTCGAAGAACATGTCACGCCTCGTTCGTGGAGAGCTGGCCGTTGCTCTCGTAGACCGGAAGGTTGTAGCGCTCCGGTGAAGGCGCGATGGACGGCCAGCGATAGCCAAGCACGCGGCTGCGCGGGAAGAAGGCAATCGACACCTTGTCGCCCTGGTTGCCGCCAAGCACGGCCAGATTTCCGGCCCTGTCCTGGCCGACGACAAAACCGACATGGCCCGATGCGCCCTGCGGCGCACCGCGCCAGAAGACGACTACGCAGCCGACGGCTGGGCGCTCGATCCTCTTCTGCAGTTTCAGCCAGTTGCGCGCCATCGCGCCGCCGGGCGCGGCCTTCAGCCCCGACTCGACCAGCACGCCGCCGACAAAACCGCCGCACCACGGCGTCTCGTCGTCCGTGAACGGAACGCCCATCTTCTTCCAGAGCGCGATGATATCGGGGTTGTGCTGCGGCCCCTTGACCTCGCGCATGCCGAGATACTTGCGCGCCGTGACCATCCACTGCGGTTCGTCCATCGTCGCCTCCTATGTCCAGGTGATCGTCACGCGGCCGTTAGCGCCGTTCGGACTGGAAACGCCGTTCCCGCCGCCGCCCACGGTGCCGCTGAGCGTGGACCCTACGACCAGTCCGCCGACGGTGTACGTGCGAGCGCAGTAGCCCCCGCCGCCGCCGCCGCCCGCACCGGTTCCTTCGGCGCCCGTCCCGCCCTGCCCGGCGCCGCCGCCGCCCGGAGCATTGCCGGTTGTTGCGGAGCTGGAGCCGCCATTCGGACTAGCGCCGCCGTCGCCTCCGAATCTATCAGGAGACCCGGTTCCGGCGCCGCCCGCCGACCCGGTCGTGTTTATCGTCCCGCCCGATGCCGTGCCGCCGCTGCCACCTACACCGGGACTGTTTTGCCCGCCTTGCCCGCCGCCGCCACCGCGAGCAGTCATGGCTGTTTGCGTGCATGTAGTGCTGCCGCCGTTACCACCCGCTACGCCGTCCGTTATGTCGACACGGCCGGTGCCACCTTCTCCGCCACCGCCCCACAGCTTTATGGTCAGGCTATTCTCGTAGTTCGGGACGGTGCGCGACCACGCTCCGGGCGTGTCGAACGTCTCTGACCCGGGAGCGGCGTAGGATGGCGCCGGAGCGCCGAGGACGCCCGCGAAGATCGGGCTCATGCCAGCGTCCTCGTGAACTCGATCGTGAATGACAGGTACGTACAGGACGACACCGAGGCGAGCGTCATGACGATGTCGTCGCCGATCGCGACGGTATTGGCGCTCGAGTGCGTCTGCGATTGCTCAGTCGTCGAGACGGCATTCGCGGTTCCGCCAAGCGCTGTCGTGTTGATCTTCGTCGTCGCCGTCGCCGTGCCGGCGGCCGAACGTGTCGTGACCTTCGTGATCACGACGGCGTAGGGGATATTGATGACGAGGCGGTAGTCGCCCGTCACCGGCGCGACGATGACGCCGGAGATGAAATCGGTCTGCGCGCGGGCCGCTGCTGAAATCTCGGTCCTGACGGCACCGGCCGTCGTATCGGCCAGGATCGCGAGCCCGATCGCCCCGGGCGTGCCGATCGCGTTCGTGATGCGGGCGTCCGCCGCGGTGTTGAAATCGGAGATCGTGGCCGCGAGTTGCGTACCGGTGTGGTTCGCGCGCGCCAGCAGGGTCGCGTCGGCGCTATTGGCAGTTGCTGCATTCGCGATACCAGCCAGCTTTGTCCGCTCGGCGGCCGTCATGACCTTGGCGTCGGCTGCTTCCGCCATGTTCGCCATGTTGAAGGCGTCGCCGCCGACCGCCAGGGGATCATAGACGGCCGCCAGCATGTCGCCGGACCCGGCTCCGGTAGCGCCGGCATCGCCGCGCGGAATGGTGATAGCGAGAACCGCCGCGGCGGCGGTTCCGACATTGGTAACGACCGCGTCGGACCCTGCGGCGCCTGTCGTCACGGTGCCGATGGCAATGGTCGCTGCGTCGCCCTTCAGCGACAGCAACCATGCCGTCTCGTCACCGACAAATCCGTCGTCGACCGCGACCTGGTATGCCGAAGCGCCGGCCAGATCGGCGACCTCGTCGGCGAGCGCTTCGCGCGTCACGATCCCGTTGGCCAGTGCTCCGTCGGAGCGGCGGATGTCCGTGATGGCGTCGACGATCTCGTCGATCGACGTCTCTATATTGGCGAATTCGTTGTCGACGCCAGCACCGGGCAGCGGATCCGACGGGTTGGTCGACTGATAGCCCGCGAAATCGTAGGCAGTCACGTATTTCGTCGGGTCGGCCATGCGTCAAATCCGTCCGATTTGAGAACTGCGACTTCTTACATGATCGACAGACACTTGTCACGCCATCCCATTTTGCGCAAGTGTTGTTCCCTGCTAACTCGAGGCGAGACCGAACGGAGACGGCAGCGTGAGCGATCTGGAGCGCGACAGGGCGGCGTGGAAGGGTGACGCCCTGCCACGAAACACGAAAGCCGTGATCATCGGCATTATCGTCTTTGCCGTGATCGGAGCCGTCATGTTTCGTCTCGCGCTCTAGCCGCCTAGCTACATCAGCTTCCAGTCCGTATTCAGGACGTGCGCATCGCCGGTCAGGTAGCGGAGATAAATCCCAGCGTTCGTCGTGATCAGGTGCCCGACCACGTATTTGCCGGATGTCGGCATGGCCGCAGAATACGTCAGCATTCCCGCCGCGTCTTGTTCGAACGTCCCGCTGGCCGGGTCAAGGTCCCGGATACGATATGTGATCATCGGACCCGCAAAGGGGATACGCCCGAGGCCACGGAATTTGCTATCCGTGGTCGTTGCCGACGAGCCCGTTCCGATGTCGACATAGCCGATGTTGTCGCGCAGCGTGTTGTATTGGATGGCCTCGATCGCACCGCCTTCAAGGGTCCAAGGATTCGCCGCGTTCTTGAAGTGGTTCCCCGCAATGAAGAGGCCACGCAGCAGGGAAAGATGGATGCAAGCCGGCGCTGCGCCCGTGAAGCCGCCCGTCCATTTGTTGCCCGCCGCGCGCTCCGGCTGGATGCGATAGGGGTCTACATCGATAAGGTTGCCAACGATGGAGATCCCCTGATAATGCGCCGTCGCCGCATCGCAGTCGATGCCGTGCCTGACGTTGATGATGGTGTTCTGCGCGATCAGTGTGTTGCGGAACGCCATGTCAACGGTCGTCCGGGCGAGGTAGATACCGGCGCCCAACGGGAAGTTCTGGATGATGTTCCCGGCGACCGTCGCGCCCTCGAAATCGCCGCGAAGCTGGAGACCGCCAAGCGCAAACTCGGTATCCCCGATCGCCGGGTTGTCATAGCCCCAGCGGGTGAAGCGTTTGCCGTAACCCATGCAGGAGTAATACGACCCGCCCTGATGGGTTCGCATGAGCGTGTTGTTGACGCATTGCAGGCCAGCGCCCCGGAAGCCTGCAACAGCGTCCGTTCCGGTCATGTCCTGGACGTGCATCGCGCCCCACGCCTGGGTCGTGGAAGCCCAAGGCAAAGTAGCTGGCGTGCCCGTTCCGGTGCCAGTCGGCGTTGCCGGCGTGCCGCCGCGAATGCTGAGCGCGTAGGTATCGGTCGACCACGTTCCGTCAGGTGGATCGGCCAGATCGCTTTCCTTCAGCGTGTCCTCGACAAGATTGTGCGAGATCGTCACGGTGCGGAAACCGCCCTCGCCACGGTCCGACACGTCTGACGCTTGTGTGTAGGCAGCAATGCCGCCGCCATACATCCGGCGCAAGATGTTGTGGCTGATGTCGAGCGCGGCAGGACCAAGGACCAGCATCCCACGACAGCTTTCGAACACATTGCCAGTGACACTAGCACCAGCACGGCGCGGCCCGGCATAGTTCGGAAGGTCATCCAGATCGGGCAGGGCAACCACGTTGTCATCGACATGCAGACCGTAGTTGCCGAAAATCTGGATATTGTCGCAATCCTCGGCGCGGAAGCCGTCACCGGCAATCCGGTTAAGCTTGGACTTCGCGTAGATGACCTGTCCGCACGACCGGGTGTTCGTCGCAAAGCCCATGATGTCGACAATTTCGACACCATCGAGCCGCACGGTCTGCGTATGCGTCGGCCAGAATGCATGGCAGCGATACGGCAATGCCGCGCCAGTCCACGACCGGCCACCCTTTTCGATGTCGCGCCACCAGGTGCCCTGAATGACGATGCCGTGCTCAAGGATGCACTTCTGGTTGATGTTGCGGTTGTTCCGCGTGTAGTCGCTCGTCTGCGCCGACGCGATGAAGATGTTGCCCGTCTGCGCGGTGGCGGTATAGGCCGGATTGTCGTCCAGAATGAACCGCGTGCGCCCGGCCGAACGCCAGTGCAGACCCCATTGCCCGTATTGAACGAGCTTCTGCGACGCGCCGTTCGGGACGAGGATGCGGATGTCGCCGGACGGCCATAGGATCGGAACCTTGAGCGCTTCCGACACGGCCTGAGCCGCTACGACGGCCGCGAGGCTGTCCGTTCCTGTCACCGCTCCCGTGCCGACCGGAGCATAGCGCAGATCGGCCGCGGCCCACCATGCGCCATCAGCGGACTGGACAGCATCCGCTGGGAGCTTCCTTGCCGACAAGTCATCTGCCTGCCCGTTGAAGGTTCCAAAACTGTAGATACCAACGCCTGTTGACAAAGCGGTCGCGGCAAGCACGGTCGTCTTGACACCGGTCGTCGTGTTGTCAGGGCCGGTGTTGTTCGACCCAAGCAGGATCGCCCGCAGCCCGCCTGCCGTGCGCGAGAGTATGCGGAAAGCGACGAATACCTTGTCTCCGTTTGCGAGCCCAACCGTCTGATACAAATTGGCTTGGCCGCCAGGGATGACGGTTACGACATTCGCACCAATCGTGAAAACGCTGGTGTCGCCCGCTTCAAGGTATCCAGTCGCCGAGGACATGTTGCCGTTGACGATCAGCTCCGGTCCGAGCCTCGGATGGTTCTCGTCTATCCTCCGCCACGGTTCGCCATTGACCTTGATCGCCTCGACACTGCCGCCAATCGTCGCCGCAGCGAGCGCGGTCGTATCCGCGTAATTGGTCAGGGAAGCGACGTCATTGACATCGATCGTGGCGCCCATGACGACGCCGAGCGCAAGCGGGTTGATGCCTTCCGGGCCGGGCACGTATTCATACCATGCAGTGCCGCCGCCAGCGAGCGTGATCGACAGCTTTCCGGCGTGCGATGGTTCCGAGACAGCCTTCTCGTAAAGCGCCTCCCCGCCGTCGCCAGCGGCGGCATAGCCTGCCGTGCGGATGAAATCGGGCGCCGTGATCGGGTGGAAGTTCGCAATGGCGTCGGCGCGGCTTGGCCGATCGTGCTGGCGGTGATCGACGTATGCCTTGACGCTCTGCTGGGAGGGCGCGGCAGTGGCGCTGTCCGACGTGAGCGCATCTTCGTCGAGGAACCCGGCGGTCGCCGCGGCGCCAAGGCCAAGCGTCGTCCGCGCGCCCGACTGCGACGTGTCGTCCAACAGCGCCAGGCCCGTCGTTCCGGGCGTAACCGCGGCCAGTGCTGTCAGATTGGCACTGTATGCCTGGACAGTCGACCCGAGCGTCAGTCCGGCCAATTTCGTCCGTTCGGCGCCGGTCATTACCTTGGCGTCGGCGGCCTCGATCATACTCGCCATGTCGAAAGCATCGGCGAGCTGCGCGGTCGGGTCGTAGGTCGCCGCAACCATGTCGCCGGATCCGGCGCCGGACGCCCCGGTGTCGCCGCGCGGAATCGTGATGTCGAAGATCGCGGCGGTCGATGTGCCGACGTTCGTGACGATGACGCTTGTTCCCGCCGCCCCGGTCGCCACAGTGCCGACGGCGATGGTCGCCGCGGCGCCGTTCGTCCCGTCTGTGCCGTTCGTCCCATCTGTGCCGTCAGCGCCCTGCAGACTGGCGACCCATTCAGCTTCGGTACCGACAAACCCGTTCGAAACCGCCACTTCATAGGCCGAACGACCGGTCGGAAATTCAAGCTCAGGCGCCAGGGAATCCGCCGTGACTATCCCGTTCTTCAGCTTTCCGTCGGAACGGCGAATGTCGGCCAGTGCGTCGATCGTATCGGAAATCGAGCGATCGAGCTCGGCCAGGTCGTTGTCGATCTGCGTGCCCGGAAAGGGAAAGTCTTGGTTTTCCTGCTGGAAGCCGGAATACGAGTAGTCGATGTCGGGCTTAACGGGGTTCGGCACGGCATCGGCCCTCGTTCAAAACTGGTCGAACTTATACCAGCGACTTTTGACAAGCGCAACGAGCGTCAAAGCGCCCGGCGCGCCAGGAGGAACGTCTGCAGCGCGGATGCTTCCGGCGCCGGCAGCAGACTAGTCACGATCACATCGCGCGCCTTGCCGTGCCAGAAAGACGAGGCGGTGTCGGATATATTCGACCCGACGCGGGTCCGAATGCTACCGATTGCCGGATCAACCGCCGTCGTGACCGCCGTTCCCCCATCAACTACTATGGATATCTGACCGGTCTTGAAAATGGACCGAACGACGTGCCTCGATGCAAATGGCCCCGCCGCCTCGGCCAGAGCCGAGCCTGTCGTGGACCGCATCACGTTGTTGGTGTTGCGAACCATATTGGCCGTCGCGGACGGCGCGCCGATCGCCACCGCGAACTTGTTACCTGTCGTCGCGCCGTCCGCGTCGTTCTGCAACACGGCCCATATCTCGAAATTGCCGTCGTCCGAGCCGAACGGCTGGCTTTCCATCGACAGGTAGTCCGCCGTCCCGTCGAACGTCAGCCCGGGGAAGCCGTTGAAACCGGTGGCAGAATATGCCGGACGCGCCCCATCGGTGGCCTGGACGAGTGCGTAGCCATTCTTCCGGTCAATCCATGACGACACGCCGGCACCGGTCACGGTAATCCCAAAAGCCGCGTCCCACCAGGCCAGCATCAGCGGCCCGAGCAGCAACGGCGAAAACGTCGTCGGCCGGACCGGCCCGCCTAGGCGACCGAGGGACAGGCCAATACCCATCAGGCGCAGATCGCGACGGAGAGCGTGCCGGATCCGATACCGGCCACCTTGTAGCCGTCAGGCACGTTGAAATATTCGACGACGCCGGCCGGCATGTAAATCGAGGCCGTCCCGGACGCCGCGGCGGCCGTCGGGTTGGTCCCGAACGCGACCCAGGCATTCTCCGTCGCGACGATCCGCACCCGGGAGAACGTCCCGGCGGCCCCGAGATTGCCCGTCGACAGCGCGCCGGACTGCGCGCTGGTGCCGGAGAGCGCCACCACCTGCTGCGAGGTCGGCATGAGCGAAGTGGGTTCTGCCACGGTGGCCTCCTGCGGGCGTCAAATCCTGCCGAACCGTATACCAGCGACTTCTGACAAGCGCAACGGGCCGGAAAACGAGATCGGCCGCAGCGGGGAGGAAATCGCTGCGGCCGAACCGTGGATGACGACCAAGACATCCGTGCTCAATTCCGGGAGGACGCGAGCAGGACGGATTATGCCGTCGATGCGGCCAATGTCAACTGCGAGTTTTGACGGAAGCCCGACACGTTGGCCTCTGCGAACGCCTGCGCGTCCTGGCGGGAGGCGAACTTCTCGGCCTCCGTGAAATCGTTGGTCCAGACGATCGGCCGCCAGCCGTGCGCGCGTTCCCGGCCCGGCTTGTAGTGGATGATTTTCAGCCAGCGTTTGCCGTGGGCGCGGAGCGCGAACAGATCGGGGCGGAGTTGGGCGATTTCGACGGTCATGTCAGCGCCCCGGAATGGAAAAACTCGCCCCGGATCGGAGCCAGGAACGCGCAGTAGGCCGCGTGCGCCGCTTCCGGCGTGTCGAACTGACCGAGATAGACCTTTCGACCCCCTACCGAGGCTCTGGACGTCCAGCGCCCGCGATCGAGATACGCACCTTTCAGCGGCGCGGCGCCGCGCTTCGGCTGCGGGCGGTTCCAGACGTTCTGTGGCTGTGTGGCGGCGCGCAAATTGTCGATGCGGTTATTCGATTTGTCGAGGCCCCGGTGGTCGACGATCCGTGGTTGCTCGCCGTGGACCAGTGCGTACGCTACTCGCCCGGCCGTGAGACGGTAGCGTTGGCCTTCCACGCGAACCTCGGCGCGGCAGTAACCGCCTTCATCACACGTCGCGAACGCTGCGGTCCCAGCGTATTGCCGGTTCCAGTTGTCGGCATGCTCTTCGGTCTGAAAGTGGTGACTCGGGCGATGCTTCCAGCGAAACGCCCCGGTGTCGGGGTCGTAGGAAAAACACTCGCGCAGAAATTCGATCGGCAGTATCTTCGGTTCAGCCATGACGCCCTCGTTGCGTTGCGGTCAAAAGGCCGAAGCTGTGTTGACGCACGCTTCGGCCTTTGCACTTTGGGCGGCAGTGTCGGATTTGTCAAACGCTGCGGTCGGCGAGTTTTGACGGCGGACAGGGTGTCCGAGTTCGAAAAATCGCAGAATTTTTGTAGACGGGGGTGCTGCGGCCGGCGCGGGCCGCCGGCGACTGGTGCCGGGGGTCCACCCCGGCTCTGCCGGGGTGGGATCGCCCTTCGCGTGCTGCCCTCTACGTTCCTAACGTAGTGGACAACGTTGATAATCCGCTGCTTTGCGCATGGCAGATGGTAGCAGGATGGTAGCTTTGCTAGTCAAACAGGCTGGCATCGGGCTCGATGACAGGCTTTGCCCGATCGGCCAATGCGCGCTCGACTGCCTGTTTCTGCCGCTCCATCTTGTCGAGCGCAACGCGCAGCTCGTTGCCATCCATTTCGCTCGGATCCTTGGCGTTGCCTTCCTCGCCAATGGCGATTCCCGACAGTTTCGCCAGCTTATCGGCCGCATTGACGCGGGCGCCGGCCGGTTGCTTGGGATCGGTGCCGATCTCGACGAGGATACCCACCGCGATCTGCCCGGCGTCCTGCAGGAGGAAACGCCGGGTTTCCTCGCGTGTCGCGTTCGCCACGAGCTCTTGCTGGTTCATCAGCTTCCAGCCTGCCACTGCCGGGCTTGCATAGCCTGCTTTCTCGGCCGCATACTCCTGGTCGCCCGTGCGCGCCATGTGCTTGACGAACTCCCGCTGCATGTCGTTCAGCCGCCGCGCCATTTCGGTCTACTCAGTTCCATAATCCGGCAAACCGGACAATCCGTTGCGCCCGATCGGCGTTACTGCTTTCTCGCACATCATTGTGCGCAAATCGACTAGCGTTTTTTGCACATCGATGTGCACCATTTCGCTATCGGCGCCCGCGTCAAATTCGTCAAATTTTGCGTTTGACAAGTTCGTCCAACTGACATACATATCAAGTGACATACAGTTCAACGGAGATCGAACATGTTCAAAAAAGGCGACATAGCCGCCCGCGTCACAACGACCGTGACGCACTACGGCTTCGGATCCGGGCGCGCACCGACCAAGCATCACTCGATCGAGATTGTCAGGGTCTCGAGCGCTTCTAAGGACGGCCGCGTCAAGTCGTTTCAGACTTCGCCCGCGTCGCCCGTCTACAAAGTGCTCGACAAATACGGTGCCGTGCGCTGGCTCGCCATCAGCGAGCACCAGAACGCTGCACGCGATCTGTTTGCCACGACAGTTGCACCATTGCACTTTGACGACCAGGAAGCCGCGAAGGCCGCCATCCTCGCCGTTGCCTAACCCGTCAAAACTCACCTAACGGAGAAACCGCCATGCTCGACCTTGCCAACATGACGCAGGACAAATGGAACGCCCTCACTCCGGCGCAACGCAAAGCCGTCCAGGACCGCAGCGGTCTGCACCCGCAGCTTGCCGGGCTGGAAGGCCACAAAGTCCGCGTGGAGCCTAAGCGCGAATATGGTCGGTCGACGTTCCGCGTCGGGATCACAACCGGCTGGCGCCCTTGCCACCTGGCGATGCGCGCTGGCGCAATGGGCTCGTCCGACACGATCAACCCCGCTGAGACGTTCACAACCGTTCGCGTACTCGCCTAACCCGTCAAAACTCACCTAACGGAGAATTTCCAATGTCTGACATCTACGACCAGCACGAAGCCGCCTTCGCCCGCGTTTCGGCCTATGTCGTCTGGCTGCGAAACGGCGACGGACCGCGCATTGTCGCGAAAGTCGCCTTCAAGCATCCTGCCGATGGCGCCGGGCGCCTGTATGCCTATGTCCACTGGATCGGCTCGCAAATGGTGCGCGGCCACGCCAGCGGCGGAGGCTATGACAAGAAAACCGCCGCCGTTGCCTCTGCCGTCGCACGCATGAAGCCGGCGCACGGATCGCCAGAAGCCATGTTCTGCGCCGTGCTGGCGAAAGACACCGGGCCAACGTGGGATAACCAGCTTCACTCCGCCGGCTTCGATGTCATCCAGGCCGTTTGAGGATCCGACCATGTCCGAAGCTTCCGAAATCGCCGCCAACATGATCAACCGCGCCGGCGCCGCGCCTGAACTCGCCTCACATGACGAGGCCCGCAAATGGATCGTCGATCAATGGGCCGACTGGCGCGAATGGATCAGCGGCCAAATGCTCGACAACATCGCCGATTCCGTCCTGACGCAATCGAAGGTGACGAAATGAAAACCGCACTCGACATCCTACGCATGTTCCTCGAGCTCGCCGCGCTGGCGGCCATGGCGATCGGCATATTCGTCGCGGCCATGAGCTTCGCCCCGCCGCTCTGATCGTCAAAACTCGCACCTGAAGGATACGACTATGAATGCCACCGCACCGACACTGCCCGTCATCTTTCGCAAGTTCCGCGGCGAGTTGTGCGCCTACTTCCCGACCGAACGCCACCACGGGCCGTATATAACCTGCTATGCCCCTGTTGGCCAGCATGGCGCCGCTGATACGTCCTGGCTGTCCAAGGGGCGCCCCGCCAAGCCTGACGAATACGCCGGCCTCCTGCAGGAGCTGCGCGGTATCTACGAAAGCGGCGATGCGGACCATATCAATCTGAAGGTCTACCGCCGCGCCGCAGGGAAGGCGTCAACGCGCCTCGCCTTCAAGCACTGATCGTCAAAACTCGCACAACGGAGAAACCATCATGACTCGACATATCGGCGGGTCCCTCCTGCCATCAGGGAGCCCAGAAGTCTACCGCCCGAAAATCGGGCAACACGGAACGTTCGAAACGCGCCCGTTGCACGAAATAGACACTCACGGACTATTCTACTCCGTGCCGGCCGGCGAGGTTAACCACGGCCCGATGCTGATCGCTATGCACCCGAACGGGCATTCATGCGACGAACTCGCTAAACGTATCATCGCAGCATGGCGCGGCGAGATGCCGCCGGAACGCGCACTCGACCAGTTCGATTATATCCTGGCGTGTGGCGGCATGGGGAAGAGCCGGAGCGCGATCGAATATATCGCGTCGGGCGAATGCTGATCCTCGCAGCGCTGGCCGCCTGCCTGCTGATCTTGCCGCTTGCCGTCGTGCCGCTGTTGTGCGGCCGGATAGCCCGCCGCACCTGGGAACGCCTGACGGAGAATCGCCCGTCGCGCCATTGAGCGCGGCGGGTTCTGTATGTCGTTTCATCGGCCTGCTGCATTCTTCCTGAATTTCCTGATCTGGACGAAGGTGGAAAGCCGGGGTGGAAAATGGAAGGGTATTATATACCCCCTTCCATTCCTTCCACTTCACCCTTGCGGGCAATTCCATAAATTCCACTTTTTCCACCTTGCCGTATCTTATTGATTTCACTCAAACAAAGATGGAATTTTCTCGTCTTCCACATTTTCCGCCCGCAATTTCCAGAAACCGGACCGACATTTTGTCAGAAGGCCCTTTTTCGTCAGTTTTTCGACATGTTTCCGCATGGAATCTTTGGAAATTCGGTGCGGCGAATCCTCCATAAAAGACAAAATGTCCGACACCGACAGGCCATTTTTGCCGTCGCCGCGGGCCGTCAAGTCCGCAACGGCCGCCAATACCGCCCCTTCCTTTTCCGTGATCTCCCCCCTCGCACCGACCGAAGCGCCGTCTTCCCGAACCAGCCGAACCGTGCAAGACGTGACCGGATCCCCGTCGCCATCGACGCCTAGCGTCACCACGTCCAGGACAAAGCCCGACGAAAAGCCGCCATCCAGATCGCGCTGCTTGGTGACGCTGATCACGCCGTCGACGATCTCGATCTCGGTATCGGTCGCAGCTCGCAACAGCGAATGCCCGCGGGCGCCTCGAGCGCGATCCTTGCCTGAATGATGCACGGCCATGAGATGCGCCCCTGTCGCCGATCGCAGCGCGTCCAGGTGCTTCACCATCGCGCCCATATCGGTCGACGCATTCTCATCACCACCGGCCATCGCACGCGACAGGGTATCCACGACGATAAGGCCGAAGCGCTCGCCCGTCGCGCGCACGGCCGCAATGAGCGGCTGCAGATCGGCATCGGCCCGCAACAGATTGACAGGGTGCATCAGGAACCAGAAGGCCACCGCCGGGCCATGCCGGGCCGCCAGTGCGGCTGCGCGCTTGCGGGCGCCCTTTCCGCCCTCCGCCGCGATATAGAGCACGGGCAGGGCCGCCGTTTTCCTGCCCGCCCACGGCAAGCCGCGGGCGATATGATAGGCCAGATCCATCGCGACGAACGTCTTGCCGGCATTCGATTCACCGTACAGGATCGTCATGGCACCCTGGTCCAGAACGCCCTTGACCAGCGGCAGCGCCGCGCCGTCGAGCGCATTGGCCGCCGCATCATCGAAGGCTGTGAACGTCAGCACCTTCTTCGGGTCGGAAAAAGCGTTTGGCAGACTTTCCGGGAACAGGGGGGTGTCTTCGCTGACCGGTTCGAACCACTGTTCGGCGCGGGAGAACGTGCCGGGCTCGGCCAGCCGCTCGGCTGTATCGTAGACCCATTGAGCCCCGCGCCGGAACGGCGCCTTCATCCGGTCCCAATCGGCGCGGACGATTTCGGGTTCGTTCTCGCCTTCCGCCCACCGGTCGCACCAGTCTGAGAAAAGCTCGAACCCTTCGTCCTCGTGATCTGGCCCGGCCGCTGCCTTGATGGCGTAGCCAAAGTCCAGGTAGGATTCCCGCGTCGGGAAGTTCGCCGACGAATTCGGCGTCGCCTTGACCGCTCGGGCCAGCATGTCGATCGGGCCGCGCAACGTCTTTTGGTCGACGTCGGTCTTCGCGCCCTCGCGGACGATGTCGGATGCCGCCGGCAACTGGCCGCGCAGATCGTCCAGAAACGCCAGCAGCGCGTCGCTCGAGGCGAACGGCACGTCGTCCAGCGCCGGCACCCCATGAGGCCAGCGGTACGGCTCGCCTGTGGCCGGGTGGACGCCCTGCGCGACGAACTGGCGCCCATCGGACAGGATCTCGACCCGCTCTTGCAGCCTGCCCTTCGCGTCGCGCTCGCCGAACTCGATCCGGGTGTATTGGAAGTCGACGTCTGTCCTGACGAGATACCCCGCCTTCGGGTAGTTGCCGATGCGAATGGGCAGTTGGCCGAAATGCTTCGTGACGCCGTCGCGGATGATCTTCGCCCGCTCGACGTCCTTTGTGTCCGCGTCGATCAGGACGAGCCCCTGACCCGTCTTGATGCCCACGCCGGCGCCCATGTCGTGCCACCTGGCGAGATCGTCTTCGGTCGATTCCCGCGCCAGCCAATCGAAGCCGCTCCACGTTCCATCGGGCCACCGGATGCCCGGCGCCTTGCCGCGGGCGTCGTCGCCCTTCTGCATGCGGATGAAGAGCGAGGATTTCTCCGAGACCGTGCAGCCGGGTGGCGTGATCGGAACCAGCCGTCTATAGCCGAGTGCCCACAGGACGGCGAAATGGTTCGTGTTCTGCATGTTCAAGGATCACGACCGTTTCTGCTTCGGCTGCGGGTATTTGCTCCCCAGCTTGCGCGTCTCGTTGCGCGAGGCGCACGCCAGCACCTTGTTGCTGCGGGCGACGTCGACATGGCCGGGCGACTTCATCGTCACGGCGTAATCGCCAGGGTTGAGCGGGTAGCCGGGCACCATCGTCCAGCCGTCTTCAATGCGCGCGGAGAACTGTTTCAGCGGAACCAGGTCGATCGTCATGGCAGCACCACGCCTTCAGTCAGCGCGAGTTCGGCCTTCGCGCGGTGGACCTGGCCTTCCAAGATCGCGATCTGCCGCTTGCGCCGCTTCTGGAACGATACCAGCGCTTCGGCCTGCGTGCGGCTGGCCCACTCGCGACGCGAGATCGACTTGTCGAGGTTGACGTATTTTCCGCACTCCAGCCGAGCACCGCGGGGTGTCCAGTGTTTCACACACCACCACGTCATCTCGAGACGCGGGTCGGTGGTTCCGTATTCGTCTCTGTCCGCATCGATCGTGTACGAATAGCAGCGCGCTTCCAGCCTCCACAGCACATCCGCGCCTTCCGGGGCCGGGCCGAATGGGTAGAAAATCTTGCCACGGTTCCACTGCAGATCAGTGAGTGTAATAGCCATGACACCGCCCTCAATACGAGCGCGGCGGAGCGAACAAACAGATCGTGCGTCCGGCGTCGGGGCCTTCCTGGTGCGCACACCAATGGAAGCGCCCGTCCGGCGAGACGCGCACGCGCTTGTCGCCATACGGCACGACCTCGCCGGTCGACCCGACGACGAAGCCCTCCGCCCGTTCCGTGATCTCGGCCGGCTTGGCCTCGCGGCAGTCATATGAGCTGCAGCAAGAGATCGGGTAGGACCAGCCGTTCGGCATGGCCGCCGTCGGGGTCGCGTCATGGGCGTAGCAGCGATTGACCGCGATGCCGAGCAACAGCCAGAACAGAGCACCGACGAAGATGAAGAACAGGATCCAGCCCCGCATCAGCGCCTTGTCCTCGTCGTCGAAGCCGGTGCCGCCGTCGGGTTCCTCGACCGCGCGATCGTTCAGGTCGTTCATGATGTCCTCCTGGTTGGTCGTTGAACTGCGCACAATGCGCGCGTCGTCAAATCTTGTCCAGATCGTCGTATGCGACTTTTGACAATGGCCGCAGCACGAGCTCGTAGCCGAGAGCATTCGCGAGATCCTGGGTCGTGTTCAGCCGCGGCATCCGCTTGCCGCTGCGGATCCGCGTGAACGTCGCATTGTCGTAACCGATGCGCGCCGCCATATGGCTGAACGGCTCGTCGCTGGCTTCCATGAGCGCCAATAACTGCTTCAACAGCGGCATCATGTTGGCCGGCGGCGCAGGGCGCGGCGGTAATTGCGGGCGCTTTTTAGCGCGACCCTTGGGGCGTCCTGACGGGCGCGTCACGCACTGTCCTCCTTTGCGCGGAGGATGGCGAGGCAAAGGGCGATGGCTGGAGAGGCGCCAGCGTGGGCCTTGCCATCGTCAATCTCTCCCGTCCACAATCGAGCAACGCGGCGCCGATCAATGCGGTTTGTGGCGACAGACCACCCGACATCCGGCAGCACCCGTTCCGTCAGCGCCACGGCAGCGTCTATCGAGGCGGTGATTTCGCTGCTGCCAAAATCTATCCACAGGGGGCCGTCCTGATAGCTCATTCGGCCGGCCCACGAGTGGATGCCGAAGCTTTTCAAGATTGCTTCGTCCAAATCCCGATCCGGTCCAGTAGCCTTCTCCAGCCGTTCGATCAGCTCACGCATCACCGCCTCCATTGCCAAGGGCGGCGTGGGCGTTCAGGAATGCTTCGAACAGAAGCGACAATTCGACCGGGAATCCGTCAGGGCTTATGCCTTGTATCGAATAGACCTTGTCTTTTCGATTGAAGTTGCGAGCGAACAGTTCTCCGGCGATAATGCTAAATGGCCGCAGCGCTTCCTCCAGCACTCGCACCCTCTCTTCCTGGCGGGCGCGTTGGGCCATGATGGCGAGGGCGGCTTCGGATGCTTCGGCGCGGGCAATCGCTGCGGCTTCGGCCATGATGGCTTCGCCCTCGCGCTTGGATGGTCCTCCCTCCCGCGCCTCGTCCCTCTCCTTCACGAGACGGGAGATGGCGGAGGCGGGGTAGAGGGGGAACTTGAAGTTGCCGCCCTCGCTTCGGCGCATGGGAAGGTATCTGCC